GCGGTGGACGCTGCGTTGCTGCTGGGCGCAGGCTCCGTCGGCCTCGGCGTGCTGTACGCGCTGGGCTGCGTCGTGCTCGGCGCGACGGCCAGCTGGTGCGGCATCCTGCTCGGGGCCACGCGCCGCCGCCGCGGAGCCTGCGCGGAGGATGCCCGATGACCGCCACGTTATTCATCGTTTTGTGCCTGTGCGGCGGCCTCGGGGCCTGCGCCCGCTACGCGCTGGACGGATTGGTCGCCTCCCGCCTAGCAGGATCCATGCCGTGGGGCACGATCCTCATCAATCTCAGCGGATCGTTCCTGCTGGGCCTGCTCGCGGGCTTGGCCGCCGGCAACCTGCTTCCCGCGGCGTGGCAGCTCGCAGTCGGAACGGGGTTCCTGGGCGGCTACACGACCTTCTCCACCGCCAGCGTCGAGACTGTGCGATTGCTGCAGGCTCGCAAGCCGGTAGCCAGCGCGGCTAATGCCGTCGGCACCATGCTCGGCGCCCTCTCTGCGGCCGGGCTCGGACTGTTGGCCGCCGCATGGCTGTGCTCGTGACCGGACGGACGATTAATAAGCACGATTAAAAGACATGAGCCAGGCCTGTCGGCCTGGCTCTACTGATTGAAAACTTGGGTGGTGCGACTCAGCGTGCGGCGCGGCGGCCGCGGGCTGGTGCTGGCGACTGCGCGGACTGGGCAGTTCGGGCGCCCACCGGCTGCGGTTGTGGCCGGGGGCTGGGCTGGGGCTTGGTCCGGTCGTGCGGTACTACGTAGCCGCCGGTGGCGAGGATCAGGATCGCGCTCACGCCAGTGAGCACGAGCATGGCGATGGCCCAGATCTGCGACTGCTCGGTGAACGACCGGTCGATGCTCAACCAGAGCACATAGGAGCCGACCAGGTAGATCAGGTGGATGAGCGTGAGCCTGGTGCGCAGGCGAAGCTTGACGACGGCCTTCGGCGAGAAGAACACCGACCAGAGTGCCAGCAACGGCACCACCACCACGAGGATCGCGGGGATCGTCGGCCAGGGCACATAGGCGATGGCGGCAAGTGCCGCGGCGAACAGCAAACCGACCTCCAGCAGGAAGGCGACGGCCGCGTAGAGCGAAGAGAGGATGGGTGACACTTTCTGGGTATTGCTCTTGCCCATGGCTAACTGCCTCACTCTAATTCCGCATGTTTTCGCCCAAGGATGCTCTCGGTATCTACTCAATTCTATGTGGTAAACAGAACGCCCGCGAGCAGGCTCGCGCGAGAGGTACAGCACCTCCAACCCGATTCCGGGCAGCAAAAGGCCCCGGAACCGAAGTTCCGGGGCCGTTGGTGGAGATGGGGAGAATTGAACTGCCCTATAGGCCGTTTTTGCCCCATGCGCTCACTCTAGGATCGCCGGAATCATGCGGTTTTTGCCTAGGTTGACTCTAGGTCGTTCTAGGCTTTGATGCTTTAAGCATCATAGCAATCTGCCCTTGTAGGGTCACCTCACCGTATTTGCAATGTCCTAATTTAGGGCATATACTGAATTCACAAGCAAGGGCAAACAGCCCAGCTCGAACCCAAAAGGGGAAACAATGAACGCCACACAGGAACGCAAGCCAGTCACCATGACCGCCGAGACGCTTGCAGCCCGAGCATTCAAGTACGTTGCTCTTCAGCACCCATTCGCCAGCAATCGCGAGCTGAAGGAAATCGCTGGCAAGTACATGCGCCGAATGATCGAAACCGGCATGATCATTATCGAAGGCTAGCCGGCCCGGCGGGGCGCAAGCCCCGCCCAATCAACCAAAAATCAAGCATGGGTCATCGAACCTAGCTTCAACCCAAAGGGGTAATATCATGGCTTCGAAAGCCACCGCCGAAAAATGGCTGAAGGATCTTGCAGAACTCGCAGCAACGAACGGCTGGCAACAGCTCGATGAAATCAAAACTGTGATTCAGTCGCAAGCGATTAGTTTTGTGCGCGAGCCCCTTGGTGTTCGGGAATCCGTCACCTTGTTGACTTACTACAATTGGAGCACAGGACAGGTGCAGCGATCTGCTTTCACCACAACCCGAAATAGCAATAGGGACATTACTCTGCGAGACGTTCCCAGGTTGCTTACATTCAAGTAAGGCCGCTCAATGAACCAAACTGAATTTTCCGCTATCCGTCGATTGGTTGGCCTAACCGCTGAACAATTCGGCGACAAGCTTAGTATCAACCCGCGCACTGTTCGTCGTTGGGAGTCGGGTGCAACGATTATTTCGGATAGTGCCGCCGCGCTGATCCAGGACTTGCGCGCTACGCATGACCTCGATTTTGAGTCGTGTCTTGCGATCGCTGGTCGGGGTGATATTGTCACGTTCCCCGAGGGTGACGGCGACCGGCCGAATAGTTGGTGGCTTGCCGTGGCAGCTCGAATCATCGACCGCATACCCGACGCCCGCTTAGCATGGGCCTAAGTGTCCCCCCGTTGCCCGTAGACTCTTTTTAGACAAATTGGAGGAAAAGCCAGTGAAGAAAACTATTGCCACTGCCGCCGTGCTGGCTGCTCTCGCGCTTACCGGGTGCACTTCGGGTAATCAGTCAGCTACGCCGGAACCGACCGCCACTGCCACGCCCAGCGCGTCGGAAGCTGTATCTGCGCCTGCATCTGCATCTGCATCTGCATCTGCAAGCGAATCGGTCAAGGCTAGCGCTTCGAATGCCGCCAAGCCGGACGCTGGCCAGGTGTGGGCTGACAAGATGATCAACCTGTTCTTGAATGGCAACAGCAAGTCAAAATTTGCTGACTTCAACGATGAATTGCCACACCACTACATCACCGAGTGGGGTCAGGACTCCGAAGGCGTTTTGAAGGTCACTGTCAAAGGTTCGAAATGGTCCGAGGATGACCTCAGCCTCCTTGGCCGAACCATCATGAGCACGGCCGGCGAAGAAACTGAATCTTTGACTCGTGTCGTGGTTGTTGATGACATCAAGAGCACCAAGGGCGAAGCGACTCGCGCAGATATTGGTGACTGGAATTAAAAGAAAAAAATGCCCGCGCACTCGAAAGTGCGCGGGCATTTTTGGCTCTGTTACTTGTTGCGGCGGTCGTTCAGGTAGTTCTGCCAGGCGAGGGTGAGGTAGTAATCCGGGAAGGTCGACGGGCCGTTGGTGCGGCCGTAGTAGATCTTGTTACCGGTGTAGACGTTCCCTCCGTCTGCCGACAGGAACGAACAGGCAGCAGAAATGGTCATCCCCTTGACCAGTCCGTCAATGGCGCCTGTGTACTTTCCGGCGTAGCGGCCCTTGTCGCGAAGGTAGCGCTGCCACGCCTTGATAGTCGCCGGGCCAAACTTTCCGTCCAACAGGTAGGCGGTGGTGTAGTGGCCGGTCTTCCGGAGCTCCACCTGCAAGGCGTGAGTGGTTTCCGAATACTTGGTCGCGCTGGCGTTCCAAACGGCGTCTTCCTTGATTGCTGTCGATGGGTATGCCATGGTGTTTTCTCATTTCTCCCCCGTTTTGGGGGTGTTTGAATGCCCCGCGCCGTTTTGACGCGGGGCATGGAAAATCCCCGTCACCGTTTGGCGCGGGGTTGGTTTTTGGAGGTGCGGGTAAGCCGTTGGCTCACCAGCGCTTATTCGGTGTCGCTCGCCGAATCGCTGAACCCGTAGCGGGCGGGGTCGGAGGTCGTGGCCTCATGTGCGGAAGCGACCGGAAAAGCGGTCTTAGCCTCACGGGCCGCACGCTTCACCAAAGCGTCAAACTCGTGCACTTCCGCGCTGCCGGTCACGTCGGGGTCGTTGCGGTCGCCAGCGGCCAGCCAGGGAGCGAAGCGCTGCAGGAACGCTTCAACACCGGGGACGGCCATGATGCGGGTCAATGCGCCCGATGCGGCGAGAACGCCCGCGACGGCACCGGTAGCCAGCTCGGGCGACTGCTGTGCGGCCGCGGCGTAGATCAGCGGGGCCAGCGCGGCCAGCGCGATCACTGCGGTGAACACGGTTCGGATGGTTGCGCGCCACGGGTGTGCGCTCTGAGTGGTTTTGGCTTCGTGCTTTGCCATGTGTTTGCCTCCTAGGCGTTTTGGGTGTTCATGAACTTTTGGAATGCTTTGACGGTCATCGGTCCGAAGTCGCCGTCGATCTTGCCCGCGTAGAGCTTCTTTCGGACAAGGAAGCGTTGAAGCCCCTTGATGGTGACCTTGCCGGGCTTCCCGTCGATCAGGTAGCCCTTTGGGTAGTGGCCGACCTTGCGAAGCCACGACTGCACGGCCTTCCAGGTCAGCGGTCCCGGCTTTCCGTCGACAATGCCGTTGTAGGTTCCGATGGCGCGCATGACGATCTGGACGGCTTTCCAGGTGGTCGCCCCGGCTTTGCCGTCGATGACCAGATCCTTGAAGTTCGTCGGCTGGGTTTTGGCCGGTGCGCTTGGCTTGGATGGCTTGGCATTGCCCGCGGGCTTCACGTTGCCGATTCCTTCCGGTGCGCTGCCGGGGTCGAGGATGTAGCGTTCGAACAGGATGCGCGGGTTGAAGTGGCTGCTGAGCGAGCCGTTAGACCAGGTTTCGAAGTGCAGGTGCGGGCCGGTCACGGTGCCGGTCTTGCCCACGGTGCCGATGATCTGGCCAGCTTCTACCTTGTCGCCGACCTGTACGAACACTTCGTCGAGATGCCCGTAATACTGGCGGGCGTTATCGGTGTTTCGAATCAGCCCATGGTTGCCGGACTTTACGCCCTTCCAAAGGTGCGGATCGCCAGGGTATGAATTGGTTCGAACGGACTCGACGATGCCGCCGAATGCTGCGCGGACAGGGGTCCCCACGGGTGCGGCAATGTCGATGCCCGCGTGCGAGGTAACTACGCCGGTCACGGGGTGCTTCCGGTTCTTCGACCATTCCGAGGACACTCGGCCAGCGACAGGGCTAACCATTTTGGACATGGAACTACCTACTTTCGGGTATAAGAAAGCCCCGGCGCTCGATAGCGTCGGGGCAAAGGAAAAGGACTAGCTGTTTGCTAGTCCTTGTGTAGATTTCGTTGTAGCGCTTCAAGAGTGGGCATCAGCGGTGCTGTTTGTTCGATATGGTCCGCGAACTCTTGTCGCAACGCTTGTGTCTCGCGGCGTCCGGCGCGATCTTCAGCGTGCAGCATCCCGATGTCTTTGCGGGTCTCGTAGTGATCTTCGCGAAGCCCACGAACGTCTCGGGCCAGCTCTTTCAGTGCCTTCATCTGTTCGCCGTGGCGTTCGTCGCCTTCTTCGCGCAAGTTCGTGTCATGGTCGTTTTTGACCTGTTCACGGGCTTCTCTCGCGTCTTTCCCGATCTCCGCTAGTTTTGATCGGAAAGCGAAGTATGCGGGAATCCCAGCGCCAAGGATCACGCCTGCGGTGATCACAATTTGAACGATCACCGTTTCAGTCATCCATTCGGGCATTTTTTACCTTTCAAATCTATTCATCGCCTCGTTTCGTGTTGGTGGGCAATTCGCCGCCTTCTAGGCTTTCCCATGTTCGAATGTCCTCTTGGCCCAGTGACCATAGCGCGATGCCTTGCAAGCCCCAGTCGAGCACGGCCCGGCCCCGCCAATGCGTGATTGTCGTGGCGTCGGTGAAGTAGACGATTGATGCGCCGTCGCGGTCGAGGATCATGAGCCGGCCGAGCCATAGGTCATGATCGAGCGGCCGGATTCGAAACGTGGTGTTTGTGCCGGTGGTGATTGGCAGGTCTTTCCAGTGGGCGTAGACCCAATCGAGTGAGACGCCGGTTTCGCGTGTCGTGGATTCTTCCACGTCGGCGTTCGGTCGGAACCGATTCTTGTCGTCCCAGGTGACCCCGGTGCGTTCAATGCGTCCGAGCACCTTGGATTGGCCGTTGACAATGATTTCCACGGCTTCGCGAGGCTGATACCACCAGCCGTCGCCAAGGTAGGCGTGATCTATCCAGGCGGTGCCGGTCGAGGTGAATTCGGTTGGTCCACTGGTCGGCGTTGTGGAGACTTCGAGCTGCAGCGGTATGGACGTTTCAGCGTTGGAGAAATAGACGCGAGCGGAATTCTCCCGAACCCTCAACGCGAGCACGCACCGGCCAACCTGCGGCGTTGCCCCGACGACCTGCGCGCCGACTTGTTTCGTGGCCAGCACGGTTGAACCGCGTAGCAACCTGAGTTCGCCCGCGCTTGAAAGGTCGGCGGTGATGCCTTGCGAGCTGACTCCGAATCGGCCGGCGGTGGCGAACTGGAATCGTGCCATCGCGTAGAGCGCTTGGTTTCCGAAGTCGTTGCCGAAGCGTAGCGTGCCGGTTCCCCGATACTGCTTGTAGCTCGACGTGACCTGATGGAAAGCCCACGCCCCGGATGGCTGCGTGTAGACCGCGCTTAGCTGCTGTGTTGACGTTGCATAGTCGTCGATGATGGTTGCCGCGACCGGCTCACGCTGGATAATCTCGGTCGTGAGCGTGTACCCAACTTTCGGCGAAACCGTGGCGCCGTTCGCCGCGATGACCGGGGCCGCGTTGAACTGGTAATCAACGTAGCTGTTGCCAACCGAGTTGTCGGCGACTGACCATTGCGGAACGCCTGCGGGCAGACCGTAACGAACCGCGTATTCACGGTTAGCGAAGAGCCCTGAAAACACGCCGTTCGAGTTTTCCCATTGGGTCGGTTCTTTCCAGTCGTAGCAGTCGAGGAAACCCCAGGCGCTCATGCTTGATGAATCGCGGTAGGCTACCCAGCCGATCGGATAGTGTGTGCCTGAGTCTGACCAGGGCCTCGCGCCGACGAAGTATTGCCAGGCGCTGTAGTAGGTTCCTGAGACGCCGCGCCGGGTGGCTCCCCACGATTCGGGGTAGTCGTGGATCGACCAGAAGTAGGCGTACAGGGGTAAGCCCATGCTGATTTTTGAGGGTGTGATTTGCGAGCTTGCCCAGTCGTAGACCTCTTCAAGCCAGAATCCCGGCGATACTGGGCCGGGCGCTGAGCCTGACCAAGCGAAGTCGTAGGACATGATCGACACATGATCGAGCATCGCCCCGAGCTGTTTGTATCGCACCCAGTGTTCGCCACCGACTGAGCCGGTGAAGGTGAGCGCTGGCAAGGCTGCGGATGCTTTGAGTTTGCGGGCGTGGGCGAGGTCGGCAACTTCTTTGAACAAGGCTTCAGATGCGGCCGCGTTCGATGCTGCGCCACCTTGTTCTAGATCAATGTCGATGCCATAGAGCCAGGGGTGAGCGTCCAGCACACCGTTGAGTTCGGTCATGAGTCGGGCGCGAGCGATTGCGTCCGTCCGTAGCGCTGTGAAGATGGACCCTACGCCGTCGTTTCGGAAGCATAGCCAGAATCGGAGGTGCGGCCATTTCGCCCGATACACGTCCAATAACGACGGGTCAAAGGTCTGTTCCAAGGCGCCGTTCGCTCCGACGCGCCAACCGAAGATCGACACGTCGGTGATGCGGTCGCCGTAGTTGTCGAGCACCAGGCGGATTCGTTCAGTCCAGCTAAGCCCTACCCATACCCATACGTTCGGTGTCATTCGTAGCCTCTTTCGTTCCAAGCGAGTCGAAGGTGTAGTCGGCCGGTCGCGAAGGCTTCCATGTTCAGGTTCGACCGTTCGGTGATGGTCGGCGGTCTGCCCCAACCGTGGGTTGCTGAATGCTCGCGTGCATCGGCCACTGCTGAGCCGTTGAGCTCGCCGAAACGGTATGACCCTACTCGGGTGTCACCCTTGGCGTTGCGGACGCTCATGCGAACTGGGGCGGCCGCGTCGGCGTTGGAGAGGGCGACTAGGGTCATGCGGTTGTTCACGACCCCGTTGCGGTACTGCGCCCCGCCCTGCGTGGTGCCAACTTCCCGCGGGTTCGGCACGACACCGGTCGCGAGTTCCCCGGATTGCAGTTGCACATCGGTGATCAGTACGGCCGCGGACTCGGGAACGTCGGTGGCGGTGATCCTAAGCCGGATGGAGGTCACGCGCTTCTCTGTGTAGAGCGACTGCTGAAGACGCACTAGTCACCCCGTCTGAAATTGTCGCCGCTCACAGGTAAGCTGACTGTACTTCGGAGACGCCGAAGTATTAGAAAAGTAGGTGACCTATGAGTGCTTCTGAAATTGAAATTGAGTCCGAGCTGGCCCCGTTGGCAACAGCGCTTATCCAGCCTTGGAATGAAAACATGGAACGCGCCAAGAACGTCGAGGGCGAGCTTGAGTTGACGGGCGTTGTAAATGCTCTGTTGGATCAGAATCGCTCACTAATCCTAACTATCGGGCAGTTGGAACGCGCCTTGAATCGTCTCGCTGGCGAAGTGGTCACCAACAAGTAAGAGGCTGGCTGGCCGAGCAATTCGGCCAGCCACATCTTCACGCCGGATACTTTCGCGGGTAACTTCCCGCAAGCGAAAGATACTTACCTTGGTATGCGGCGACCATTGCTTCGTTACTCATGCCGAGACTGTACGCAGACATTGCCAACTGCCAGCCGCCCCGTGACTCATTTCCTTGCAACTCAACCAAGCACGACGGACCGCCAAGAATGAGCGCCGGTAAAGATATCGGTCGTATCGCTTTCAACTTTTCCGGCAATGCACAAATGATGTGTGACGTTCCAATTTGTACTCGCCCGAATAATGTCACTGAGTTTTGCACTGCCATTCCTTGCAGTGACTGATGAAGTCCGGGAACAGCCCATCCGTTCAGTAGCTCAGGTTCCAAGTCCTGCCACGCTGGCAACCCGGGATATGGCTGATTAGGGATCAGGTTCACGATGCCCTCCTAAGCGGGTGTTCCTCTTGGTGTTACGCCGGTTACGGTCATTTCACCTTTTCGATCCCAGCCTGGGATGACCGCCAACCCGTTAGAGTCAACGTATAGGCGCCCGGTAGAGCGTTGTGCGATGCAAAATGACGACCCGGCTTTGGTAAAGATCGCAATTGGCAAGTTCTGTGGCGGGCGTAGATTCTCCGGTATGGCTTCCATGAAAATGTTCGATGTTGAGTCGTCGCCAATGAGCCGCATCGACCAATAAAGCAAGTTTGGCGCCGCCGACAATCCGCATGTCTGGGTTCCCAATGAACGCCATCCGTTGATTAGGTATGGTCGAAGGTCAAACCATGGTGAGTTGTCGGGGTATGCAGTATTCAGTAACGCTAGTTCTGTCATGCTGCCCTCCGCAAGGTTCTTGCTTCAAAACTCAGGGAACCAAAGGCATTGAGATTGACCGCATAGATCTGCATGAAACGGTATGTAGCGTTGAACTGGACCTGCGCCGCCGCCGCACCGTGCAGAGCCAGCCGGGCTGTTGACACTGGCGGCATCAGTTCCGCTGGCAGGTTCTGGAAGAAGTATCGATTCTCTCGGTCGAAGACCTGCGAAGTGTTCAACCGAATGTCCCACGACACATGGTTCGGCTCCACTGTGGCTATGACCGAACCTGGCTCGAAGGCTTGCACGCCGTTCACAAGGAACTGGCTAATGTCGTAGGTCGGATACCGAGCCGGATAACGCGTAGCCAGGATAGGCAGTTCAAGCGCCATTATTGGCTCACCTCCGATTTCGTGCCCATCTTCGGGCGAGTCAAGCCGATACGGCCAGACGAAGCCGACGTATTTCCGACGATGACGAATGTTGGCCGGGCCGTGCGGGAAGCAGGAACGATGAAATCATGCGCCACGGCATAACCCCACGTCGGCCACGGCGACAAAGTGAGCTCGGCATTAGAGCCTGTCACCGTCGCCCCGTTCATGTAGTCAACCCGCGGTCGAAGCGCCGTCACGCCCGCCACAGCCTCCGTCAGAACGTCCATTCGCCAGCCATAGGGGCGAGCCGCGGTATGAGTTGGAATGGAGTGCGGGAACGAAAACGCGACGTCGCCGACCGTTGAAAGCTTGGAAAGATCAATCCAGCTGATCCACCCATAATCAGGATCGAACTCCACCGACACCGCCAAATCATGAGCAGCTACTAAGCCAGCCCATTTCTTCGATGCCGTCACGATCGACGCAACCGACGACACCGAAGCCTTACCGGCGAGCGCATCATTCAATCCAACGACCTCGGCCATAGGGTGCGTGTGCGTCGCAGGTGGGAAAATCATTGGTTTGCCTTCGATGTCTTCCCAACGAACGACCACGCTTCCACCTCCTGAATCCATTTCCGTGACGCCCGATATCCAAGGCAGTTCCGTGACGTGCGGAAGCCAGCCAGACACCGCCGCGCCAGGCTGAAACATCACATCAGTAATCTCGACGTTGGCAGAGACCGGTGCGCCTGAGGATTTGATGCGAAGTTTGATCTTCGCCGGGCGAGCATTCACCCGCAACATACCGCTAGGCACACCAGCCTCCTAAACAAGGTCGATCTTGATAACCTCAGTCGACCCATCTTCATAAGTGACTTCCGCTTCAGCCGTCACATTCGGAACCCAACCAGCCGGCCCGCCCGATGAAAGGTCGAAACTCAGCGCGTAAGCCGCCCGGTTATCAGGCTGCACGGTCTGTTCGATCCACCGTTCGCCCGCTCCGCTGAGCGCCACCGCGTAATCACCGGTCACTCCGCCCTCGACGTGCTGAGCGCCGAAATGCGCCCAGTGCTCTAGAGCGTTGTCGAAGCGGCCATTCAGCAGCAGGTTGAACGGCACCAGGTCGAACGTTGCCACGCCGGAACCCGTGTCCAGGGTGCCGGCATCATTCACATCATCCGACCCAGCTTCGCGCAATGTCGCCGACAACGTGATTTCGGAATCCTGCGGATTCACCACGTCGTATTCGAGCCGCACGATACGTTGCGCGGTAGAGATACCCAGCTCGTTATCGACGACCGTCACCACATCGCCCACGCCGAAACGGTCAATTTGCGAGCCGGATTGAACCGACAAATCACTGACCTTGACCTCATACGAATACTCGGGCCGGGCGCGCTTCGCCAGCATCACTTTGGCCATGTCGAGCATTGTGAATGGGGTCGTTCCCGACTTGAATTCGTAGGTTGCGACACGCACTTCATTCGTGAAGCTGAAATCGTCGATGTACGGCTTGCCGCCGTTCGCTGTGGCAATGGTTAGCCCGTCAGCATTCACGACATGCAAGCGCGTCACAAGAGACGTGGTGTCGGCGATTCGGCGCGCTTCGTTCAGGCCGCGGCCGTAGAAGAAGCCCACGCCCTGATTGCGCCCCGACTGAGTAACTAGCGAAACCTTCTTCGCATTGTTGTCGAATACCAAGTCGCCGCCGTGGTTCTGCTGCACAGTGCGCAACAGCTCCAGCGGGTTCGTTTCGTTATGCTCGTAGGTTCGAAGCGTGGTCACGTTGGCGACGCCGACCGTCCAACCGGTTCCGGTCAGAGCGTGCGTCATGACTTCGCCCGCGGTGACCTGCTTCCACTCCTTCGCACTGAGCTTGCTGGCCGTCGCCAAATCGTAGAACTGCGCTTCGGCGTAAACGTCCAAGAAAATTTCGCCGCCCGAGCGTGAGGTTTCCACACGTCGAATCCGGTAGCGCTCCCCCGCCACCCCGATATAACGTTCATTCTGGATGATTGAGGCGTACTGGTGATTCGCTGGAATGGAGAACTCGAACTTGGATTCGCCGTTCACTTCATCCGTGACCAATGCGTCCGAAGGGTCAATGAGGACCGCTTCAGGCAAGTTCTCGCCCCAAAGGACGATCGGCGAATGTGCCAACTCGGCAACGTCCGGTTCATCCCACTGACGCGGGCTCACCGTCACCGTGAACGACCGCGACACCGAACGATTCAGCTCGTCCGAAAGCGTCACCGTCACCAGGCCAGAACCCGTCTTGAATCCAGCGGCCACCGACATGATGCCATCGGTCACCGTGACGCTGGCCATCGCGGGCGCCTCGACCTTCCACGTCGGGGCGCTGAACGTGAAGAACTCCAAGGGCACATTCACAATGTCGCCCTGGTCAAGCTCCCGGTCAGCGATCGGCGCCAGCGTCGGCGGCGGCTCCACCGGCTCGACAACATCGAAACCGGTGAATGGTTGCCCCATGGCGACTGGCACCGTCCAACGCAACAGGCCGGTGAACGGTTCGGGCAGTTGCGCGCCGGTTTGCCAGGATGACCCGTTATCGGTCGACCAGTACGGAACCGCGCCAGCCGGGGCACCGATGACCACGGGGCGAGCTGTCCACGAGAGGCGCTCAGCACCCGTCGATAGTTCGCGGTTGGTTCCGTTGGCTGTGATGCCGGATTCGGTGACCGTGAAGTTGGTGCGGTTCGCGTTGAGCTGGCCGTCGGCCCACAGGCCCAGCGCCATCGAGTCAACGAATGATGCCAGATCGAATGTGCCGGTTGGGTGGGCAACAATCGCTTCGTCGAATACGCCAGTCGTCCAGACATTGCCGGTCGGCAACGCGTACACATCAAGGTCCGCGGTACAGGCCGCATTCGGAACGCCCGTGAACGTGCGCACCGGCCCCAACCAAGTCGATTTAGTCGCCTGATTCACTGAGAACATGCGCGAAGTCTTCGCGGTCATGTCCAATAGCTGGCCCACGAACTGCCAGCCAGCCGTTTGCACCCACGGGTGATCCTCGAACTGATCCAGGATCGCCACGCCAGCCGAGTTGTAAACCATGTGGCGGATGCGCCCCGAAGCGGCGGTCGCGAGGTAAGCCAGCGGGGTTCCGCCACGCGACGACATGAGCGGGCTGTGCGCCATGACGTAGTTCTGCCGGGTCCACAACCCCATGAGCAGCTTGCCAGACGACGGCCAGAGGCCAGCGAAGTGCGGTAGCTTGAACCCGCCCTTGTCGGTGGCCGGGTTCACGCTGTTCAGGCTCATTTGGTAGCCCCAAGCGCCCTGAACGAACCCATCGTTCGCGCCACCGACCACACGCGACCACTTACGCGACGGCGTGACGGTATCGCTGTAGGTCAGACCAGAGTCGGGGGTGACGCGCTGCAGCGCCACAGGATTCAGGCCGGGGAATCCCAAAGGGATTTCGCCCGACCAGGCGAACCGGTCATCGTACATTTTTAGACCCTCCGATTGTTCGGATACAGCACCGCGCCAGCAACGCCGACCCCGGACTTCTCAACGCTGACCGAAGTTGGCGTGCCCTGCATGAGCATGGGGCGGCGATAATGACTCATGAACGGCACCAACGAAGCCACGCGGGCACCGGATGCGTTCAACAGATAGAACTCGTATGTTTCCCAATCCAGCGATGCCCGCAACCCGCTGGCGATCCCGGCCTTGATTTCGAGCGTGAAGCTTCCGACCTTGACCGTAAACGGTGGCTGGCCGGCCGCATTCGTCGCCGGGAAAATCAGCTTCGGATAGGCCGACGTGTTGCCCCTGGAAAGAGTGAACAAGGTCGACCCGGTGAACGGCACCGACTGCGGCGTGACCTCGCGGGCCTCAGGCTTCCCGACCGTTTCGAAACTGACTTCAGCACGAAGATTGAACCCCGAACCACGTTGCCACCCGAAGCGTTCCCACTTGATGCCAGAGGCCACCATGACGTTTTCCCACTGCCACAACGTATCGAACTCGACGACCAACGGACGCGGCCCCCGAGACGGATCAAGCAAGCCAACGAAATTGTCACGCCGCTGCGCAACCTCCGATGCCGAGACACCCGAAATGATCACGTCGAACGTGAATTCGGTGTACTCATTGGTTGCCCCATTAAACGTGCGTCCACCATGGCCCGGCGTCGTGGCGGTCTGAAGTTCCAGACCGTCGAGCGACGGCCACTCTTTCAAAGTGGCCGTCACCCCGGCGAGGCTAGCGGTATCAGTCGAACCATATTTGAAACTCAACGTGTCACCCCAGCCAACCTTGTTTGCCCCTGAGCTCGTGCGGTACGTGCCCCGCGAGTATGCAACTCCTGCGCGAGCTGCTTCACACGGCGGTCACTGTCCACAACCATGCGTTCAACAGCCACAAGCGGACCTTGCACCGTGAACCCGTCGCCAGGCGTAGCGCCAGCAACAGCCGGGGCCGTCGCCAGCGTCTGCGTAGCCGGGGGCGTAGTGTGCACCATCCCAGCCACCCGGTTATCAAGCGCGCCCTGCCCCTGATCAATACCAGCGATCACACCAGCCGGAATATACGCGCCAACCTGATCACGGAACACGCGAGACGGCGAGTGAATACCCAGCGCCTTACGCGTAGCCTTGGTCAGCTTCGACGCGAGATTTTCCGCGGCCTTCTTCAGCTTCTTATCGTCGGATTCAAGCCCCTTGATAATGCCCTGCTGCGCGGCGATGCCCACACCAAAGAATTCTTCGGCGGCGACAGTGCCGAACCGCTTGGACGCTGATTCGAGGCCCTGCCAATCCTTCGCAAGATTGGACTGTTGCTTCTTCGTTCCCGACAAGATCGCATCGGCAACCTGGATGCCCTCGGTCGTACCGTATCCGGCGATTTCCTGAATCAGGCCCGGCGGAATGCCAGCCTTACCCAGTGCCGCCAGCTTCGAGGCGAATTGCTTGGCCTTAGCCGCCAGCGACTTCACACGGGAAGAAACCTCGGCAATGCTGAGTTTCTTTTTCTTCCCGTCCTTGTCCTCGGTCGGTTTCAAGTCCAATTCGCCCATGATGCGTTCGGCGTTCTGGTTGCGGTAGTCCACCATTTCATCGAGCCGCTTGTTAGCGGATTCGATGCGGTCAGCCATGACTTCGCGAGCTTTCGCCAAATCGGCCAGGGTTGCCGATCGGGTTTGCTTCGTGGCGTTCCGGGTCCAGTTACCCGCCTTGCTCAGCGAGTTGACCAGACGCTGAACGCCCTTCACACCGCCGAACTCCCAAATGCCCGCGGTCGTCTTTGCCTGAGCATTCAACAACTGCTGCGCCTTGGACTGTGCCGCCTGGATCGTCTTGATGTTGCGCTTCGCGACCCGCTCGGCTTCAGCCTTCGACAGTGTGGGCAGCTTGTCTTTCTTGTTCGCGTTGAACTCGGCTCGCGCCGCCTTCTTCGCCGCTGCCCTCTGCTTTGGAGTTTTCAGCTTGTCAGCCTTGGCTAGAGCGGCATCGCGTTTCTTGGCCATGGCTTTGTTGTGCTTGGTGATTTCAGCGTTGGCCTTGGTGCGGTTGGCTTTCGCGTTGGCCGTCTCTTGTTTGACCGCCTTCTCGCCAGCCTTGGCCACGGCCTTGGACAGATCCTCGACCGCTTTCACGGCCTTGCCCTGATCGGCAGTCACGCCAGCAGCTAAGCCGCGGCTGATCTGCTTGCCAACCTCGTCACGGAAAACACGGGACGGCGAATGGATGCCGAGCAAGCGCTTAGCACCATCAATCGCACCCTTGGCAACGCCAGTAATCGAATCGATGACATTCTTGGCCATACCCTTGATGCCGTCGATCATGCCCTGGATCATTTGCCGGCCGACCGTGCCGAGCTTTCCGGCAAGGCTCGAAAGGGAAGAAACAATCTTGCCCGGTAGTGCCTTGAAGAAGTTCACGACCGCCGAAATGCCTGTCGAAACAGCATTCTTGATGGCGCTCATGCCGCCCGTCACGATTCCCTTGACGGCATTCCATCCAGCGGAGAAGAAGTTACGGATGGCACCCATCGCGAACTGCACGACGCCGCGCATGACAGCCATGGAACCTTGGACAATGGTCTGAATATTTCGCACCACACCGGATACGAATCCCTTGATAGCGCCCCAGACGTTCGTAAAAACGCCCTTGATGCTACCGAGAACCGATGTGATGCCCTTCAGCATTTTTCCGACGAACCATAGCTGAATCAGATTCCAGACCGCCTGAACGGCACCGGAAACGATTTGCTTCAGTGATTCCCAGACCTGCGCCCAGTCGCCACGGAACAGCGCACCAACCAGTGAAATCACGCCAGTAATAACCTTGACGATCCCCTGCACCGCGCCGATCACGTTGTTGACGATGCCTTGCACGATGCCAATAACAATCGGCATGAGCACCTGCAGCGCGGGAATCAGGATCGCTAGAATAACGTTCACGACTGGCATGATGGCGCTCATGATCGAGGTGAAAGCCTCGGCTAGCAGAGGAAGGACGCTTGTAGCCAGCTGCGCAAAGATCGGGGCCAGCGCCGTTACCAACTGCGCGACCAGCGGGGCGAAAGCCGAAACCAGCGTCGTCACTAACTGAATCACCACGGGCAGAACCGTAGAAATTAGCTGCGTGAATACCGGCACAATCGCCGTCATCAGAGTTTGAGCTAGCGGAAGGACCGCCGCAACGATCTGCCCGAATGCCTGGCCCAGTGTGCCCAGCATGGCCGCGATCTGAGGAAGAACCGGCAGCAGTGCTTGCATGATGATCGAAATTGGCGAAAACGACGTCGCGAACTCTATGATCTGCGGGATCAGCGGACCGATGACCGCGCCGATCTGAGTGAACACGGGCCCGAGAGCATCAAAGACTTGCCGAGCTACCAGGCCGATGCGTTCGAATACGCCGGCCAGCCCCGACGACGTTACGTCGTTGCCGCCGTCAGCGAAAGCCGCCTTCATAGCGGTTATTCCGCCCTGAACTTCGCGGACAGTCTTGCCGACTGCCGCGCCAACAGCCGCCATTGCCGTCACAATCTTGCTGTCGAACTTCGGGGATTCACCGTCTGAGAAGGATTTCGTCATCTCAGTGAAGCCCGTGCCGATGTTCTCAAAGATCGGTTTCAACTTGGCGTTCAGGCCGTCGATGATCGGGATTAGCTTGTTCGCGCCAACACGTGCCATTTCGAGAAACGGGGTCATGACGGTAGCGCCGATGCGTGAGCCTGCCGCCGACAAGTTCGCCATGGAACCACGGAAGGTCTTGCCCATTTCCTCGGCGACCGTTCCCGAAGCCTGGGTCATGGCTGCTTCGAATTCTTTGAATCCGATCTGGCCCTTCGAGGCCATCTTTTCGACTTCAGCGCCGGTCTTGCCCAGTTGCTTCGCCAACGTTGCGGTAAGGGGGATGCCCTTTTCGTTGACCTGCGCCAGCACGTCGCCCTGTGCCTTGTTTGAGGTAGCAACCTTGTTGTAGATCGCACCCATTTCATCCATGCCCACGCCGGCCGAAGCGGCCGAGTTCGCCACGGATTTGAGCATTCGTTCAAGGTCTTGGCCGGGCTTGATGCCAGCGGCCACGGCACCCGCGGCGGTTGTCGCGGCTTCACCCAAGCCGAACGAAGTTCCGGACACTGACGCAAGCGCGTTATCCATGATCTTGGAGACCGTTTTGGAATCGTTGCCCAAACCCTTTAGCTTGGCTTGAGCATCCTCGATATTCAGCGCACGGGCGACACCGCCCTTAGCCGCCAGGCCGACCGCGACAGCCGCGCCAATCGCACCGGCCTTCTTCACGACACCAGCGAACGCGCCACCGAACTTCTTACCCGAAGACTTGCCAGCCTTATCGCCAGCAGAATCGGCAGCACCGCCCAAATCGCGGTTGATCTGCTTGCCCATGCCCTGAGTTGAAGCCTGGATTTGCACGTAGGCAGTTGCGAGGTTCGTTGCCACTCTTCGCCCCTTCCCGCCCTGATTCCGGGCGCAAAAATGGAGGGACTAGGCAAATCAATGCCCAGCCCCTCCAAGACCAGATAGTTAGCGGGAATTGCGGTTGAAATACGCGGCTTGCTTCGGCGTAACCCGAAGCATCCGACCATCACGCGCCCGATACTCAACAAGGCCGTCATCCGGCTTGCGGGCACGGCGCTCGGCCATACGCTTCTGCATTTCCTTGATGGACACCGGCCGAGCCGTGAAGTTCTGCGATGATGTGTCTTCGAACCCAGGGCGCGGAATCGGCTTAGGTGGCTTCTTGCCCCGTTGCCCATCCTTGGTTTTCTGCCAGATCATCACACGCAGGTCGTCGACCTGCGCGGCGGCAAGCTGATTCGCCAACGTCCAACCGCCAGCAACCGCCGTGAGAGTCACCGAGTTCTCCGGAAGGTAAACAACAAGGTCTGTCGCTTCGTTCAGCCCAAGCGCCCGTAGCTCCGCCATGCTCATGCCGTAGAACCGGCGCACATCTGCTCTAACCTGCCCGCCATACTCCGACAGGAGATAGGCGAGCTTGGTTAGTTTGGGGTTGCAGCTTCCAGCAGATCCGCGAGCAACTGGGCGCCGTCCGCTACGTTTACGCGACCAGTCTCTTCGTCGCGAATCTTCTCCAACAGCTCGTCGTACTTGGCCTTACCGACCATGCGGCGCAACAGACGACCGGAATAGCCGGGGTTCTCGTCGACGTAGCTCAATTCGTCCAGCAGCTCGAAGTCATCGAACAGTTCTTCGCGGATTCGAAGCTCGACGCCGCGCAATTCAAGCACGCGGAACCCGTCTTCTACGACGACCTTCTTCTTGCGATCCTGGGGCTTCTTCGCGCCAGCAGGAATCTTCGTCGAATCAGTTACCTTGATTGCATCAGCCACAGCGGGGCCTCCTAAAAGATCATGAGCAGGGCAAGAAAAGAGCATGGGAACCTGTCGGGCGCGGCCCCGCTAAAGCGCGCCCGACAGGTGGATTGGTGGACTAGGCTTCGCCGTCGTCCAAGTAGATGTAGGCCTTCACGCCATCAGCGTCCGGGTAGGCCGTGAAAGTCACGTCGTAGCCGGTCGCTTCCTCGTTCTGGTAAACGATTTCGCCGCGCTCAGTCACCTGAGCATCAGGCAGCACGATGCGAATCGAATGCTTGTCGTCCAACACGTCGATCACAACGATGTTGTGCGGCGACTGCGCGCCGGTCACCTTGACCGCCTTCGCGGTCGCGTCCTTGTCGGCGTAGTAGACCTTCAGCGACAGCTCGTTGGTTTCCAACATGACAAGCTGAAAAGTCACGTCATGCGAGGTCTGGACCTTGCGCACGGTGTCGCCATTCTGCCACGCTGTAATGTCGGTAACGTCGGTCTCGATCGCCTGAGTGACGCCATCCGGTCCGATATAGCCAACGTCCTTGAACGCGGCGATCAGTGCCGTAGTAGCGTCGGCTGGTAGTGCCGTGGCCATCGGTGCCAGCGACACCGCGCCCGTAGTGGCAACGCGGACGTTCTGAGCAGTGTTCACCATGACTTACCCCTTTCTTTTGGGCATGAAAAAGGGGCGAAGCTAAACAGCTTCGCCCCTCGTCAAGATTTCGAAATTTTGTCTGAAACGTGGAACCTTCGCATCAGGGTCAGGCATCCACACAATCCCGCCACTGGGGCGAGCCTTGTAAATGAGCACGCCTTTCAGCCGCTCATTTCGAAGCGCTTTCAATTGCGCTTCCACGTCCAATGCCAGATCGAACGCTTCGCTTTCGCTCCCGCCCCACGAATCGACAATCATCGACCGCCAGCCGTGAACAACTGATCTGTCAGAACCCCCAGACGGCTCCAAAAGCACGAACTTTTGCGGGCGCGGATTCGGCACCCGAGCAACCGCCACGCGCACAGCTAGAACAGCAGCAAAGAACGCCTGAACAGCCGACAGATGATTACCGAATCGGACAACCTCAACCGCCACCAGACACCGCCTTAGACAACGCCCCACGCTTAGCTTCAGCAATCATCGCTTTGGCAGTCTCCGTGTAAACGTTCGCGATCACACGGGTTCCCATCTGATGCACACCGACCGCAAAGCCCGGCCCCGCTCGATCAGAAATCTTTTCAGCTTCCGCCACCACCAGCGATTCAACTTCACCGCGCTTACGCAATTCATTGAACCCGTCGATGTTCAGCTTCACTCTGGTTTTCGCCATGGTCAGCCCTCCACACGTTTGAGCTTCACCCGGTATCCCGGCGTGAAACCGAACGGCCCATAATTGAAGTCATCCGGGCGACCCTGAACGACCAACGGCAACGTCTCATTAGGTAACGTCACCTTGTCCAGGTGCCCGCAAAACGGTTTCGAGCAATACAGGTCAATGTCGTGAGCAAGACCTGAATCGGTGTCTCGAATCGGTTCGTCGGCGCTCGGTGGACCCCAGCCGTACACGTTGACTTCCACAGGTTCGGCGAACGAATCCACCGGGTTGCCCCAGTCATCCTCCGCACCCTCTATCCGAGCTTCATGCGAAACCTTGAAAGGCTCTGGAAAGGTGACCATGCTCAACACCCCGGAACGATCATGAACGCCTTGCGGTTACGTGAACCGCCACCGCCAAGCAACTGCCGATGCAGCTTCGTCAAAAACAATGTCGCCTCGCGAGCACGGAAGGACAGCGACTGAGTGAATGGCCCCGCCGTGAATGACTGCTGCGAAACGTCGTCGCCTTCGCTCGCATCAAGCTCGCGCTGCAGCGTCGTAGCGACCATCTGGCACACCACGAGTTTCACAACAGCGGAGTCAAGACGGCCGGCCCGAATGCGAGCGTCAACGTCAGGGTATAGCCCACGAATGATCGTGCTCGCTTCTTCCAACTTGGTTTCAGCGACTTCGCGAAGCTCGTCGGGCAAATCGGGCCAGTGCTTCACAAGGTCTTCCAGATCAGCGAAAGGCACTGCCATGGTTACCCCTGGGTCTTGCGAGGACGGCCACGCTTGGCCGGTGCGGGCTTCGTGAAATCCGGTTCGCCCGATTCCTCGACGGCTTCGGTTTCGTCATTCACCGAGCCTTCTGCGCCCTCTTCGCCGGAATCCTCGGCGGTCACCGTTTCGTCGAAACGCTCCGACTCCGCGGAATCAGAGCTACCTTCGGATGGCTCAGAATCAGGGCCAGTAGCAACCCGATTGGTCACCTTGCCGAGCGCCCAATCAGGCACAACATCGCCTGGCGCGAACTCGACCGACTGAACACCGTCGAAAAGGTGCGTGTATTTGGTAAAAGTAGGCATAGCGAAAATTCCTTTCAGGAACACCACGCGGCGCACGCTCGAAAGTGTGCGCCCCGCAATGCGTCCGGCCTAGTTGAGTACGTCCGCCACGAAGGTCAGGTCAGCATTGGACAGAACCGGCAATGCGATCGCGTCCGAATCGATCCAAGCGTTGTGCGGAACCGACTCGTTCTTGTGCGCTGCAACCACGATGCCCGGTTGCTCTTCGTCGGCGATGCTGTAGGCGTCGTCCATCGAAGTCAGAGTTCGACCCCAGAACGTCGCACCCAGCTCGGTCGGCTCGTCTGCGGTGGTTTCGCCCGGCTCAGGCAGCAGAAGCAGCACGTCATTCGGGATCACCAGGCCGCTTGCGGTGCGCCGATCGTAGATTTCGATCGGAGGAAGGCCAGCGCCTTCGATCACCGAATTCACGTCGTCGGCAGTTGCGCGGCGAGACGAACCATTGGCAAGCACGGTAGCGAATTCGCTACCGTTCGCCAGGGCGCGGAACACGCGCTTGGGCATGAGCACCGTGCCGGGCTCGCGGCCGTTGGTATCGGCGTACTTGTCGACCCAGGCTTCGAGGTCGGTCAGGCGCGAAACGGAAGGGTCAACCCACGGCGCGGCCGCGGTCACGGAGTGCGACGGATCGCGGCCGAAATCGTCTTCCGACTTGAACCGGCGACCGTTGATCGTAGTCTTGCCAGTGGTGAGCGCGATACCGCGCTGACGCTCAGCAGTCGACACGATGGCCACTGCGACAGCCTTGGCGGTCTTCACGATCAGGTTGCGAAGCTCAGCATCGCCCGCGTTGCGGTTGCGAAGCTGCGCGTATTCGCTCATGAATCGCTTCTGGCCAAGCGCGGGCAGCTTGATCAAGAAGCTGTCGCCCTCGTCGCCGCCAGCGGTTTCCGGCTCAGCGTCGTATGCACGATACTGAGCTTCTTCGACAAGGCCATTGATGGTCTGAACGACCTCAACAACGATGTCAGCTACTTCCACGTTCGGCAGGAACCGCGCAAGCGAGCCCTTGCGGGCCTCGGCTGCATCGGCCGCTTCACGTGCTTCGGCGGTCAGTTCGACCGGGTCAATAAGATCATCCCAAAGTGCCATGCTAGGAACGTCCTTTCTTATTCAAAGATGAAACCCGGCGCAAAGGCCGGGGCGGCGAATTCGCCGGGTACGTTGTCGACGACAATCGAGCCGTGACGCAAGATCGCCGCGGGCATCGCCTGGCCATTCGAAACCGGCGCATCAGTCAGCAGGAAGCCGAGATTCAGCGCCGGGTCTGTTCCCTCGACAGGTGCCACGTATGGGACAACTGCGGTCAGGTCGGCCGCGTTGACGGGCGTGCCGGCCGGAATGTAGCCTTTCGGGTAATGGGTTCCTTCGGTGAACGCCGAGATGTTCAGCGTCCCTGTCGGCGCGTTGCCTGTTCCGTGAGCGGAACCAAGCCAGTTCTGCGAACCGGTGCCATAGTGCTTGCGTTCTAGTCCGGGCATGATGCGCCCCTTTCTACTTCTTGTTGCGTTCTGCGATTTGGCGGCGGTGCTCCGAAATTGAGCCGCCGCCCTTGTGGTCATCAGCCGACCCGCCGCCAGACTTGCGAACAACAGAGCTCTTGCTGTTGGACTTCGCCAGGCGTTCGGCCAATGCTGCGCGCTTCTCTTTCGAAGCATCGCGAATCAGGTCGAGGTCATCCTTCGAGCTCAAACCATGAACCAAGGCCAAGCTGAGGACCGAAATCTCGGTGTCTCGATCGGCAATCGTCTGGTCACGTTCGGCGATGGTCGCTTCATGAGTCGAAACGGTTTCGGTCAGCGTCGAAATCTGAGTGTCACGCTCAGTTACTTCGCCCTGCAGCCGCTTGCGTTCGCTGCGTTCCTGAGTCAGATCAGCCATCACGGCATCCTTCGACTCTTTGGACTTGAAGTCGCCGCTGTCGTTGCCCGAGTCGGCGCCATCGCCCGGCTTGCCTTGACCGTCTGGCTTGCCTTCGTCCCCAGATGCGCCAGAGCCGCTGGCAGCAGAGCCCGAGCCGTCGTTACCTTCGACAAAGCGTGCCCCAGACAAAGAAAGCTTTGCCATGTAGTCAGGCATCTGCTCGAACAATGGAATGGATTTTGGCATGGAATAACCTCCTGGAAAGGGCCGCATCACACGGCAAACCCGGCCTAATCACAAGGCGGGAAAACGAAAACCCGAAAGTCAGGAGACTTTCGGGCATGAAAAAACCCCGCACGATGAAAGTGCGGGGTTCGAAAAGATTGTGGTTATGCGGCGGCTAGCAGCTCGGCCGGAATATCAAGCTCATGGTATTTCGCGGCCTGCATTTCCATGCTGTACGCATCAGCCCACTCTTCGTCCTCGATCACAATATCGAGAAGTTCCAAAGAGTTTTCACTGAGCGCAGGCGCAAGAATTTCGCGAATGCGCAATACCTTGTCTTCGATAGCCATACTTAGATGATACCTCCACCTTCACTAGGAGGGAACGCGGTAAGAACTTTCCTCGTTCCGTCGCCGCCCAGCTTAGTTCCAACCGATACTGTCACACCGTCAAATTTCCTCAGGAAATTCAAGACCGTTTCTGGGTACTCCGGATGCGGCTTCGTGTAATCAGGATTTGAAACGGTATCGCGAATGACCTTGGCAATATCGTAAGGAGTCATATCTTCAGCAAACGTGTCGATAGCTGTGCCGCCCGACAAATGACGCTTCAAAATATGCCGCCATGTTCGACCGTTGACCGGCTTCAAGTCAGCCGGCCAACCCTGCGCAGGGTCTTGAAGAATGCTCGGGATTTCGTTACCGTCTTTGAAGTCTTCTGGGAACATGTCGCGCAAGCGTGAGGTGATGGCCTTGTCATCAGGACGAATCCCATCTTCCTGAACTTCATCACGAGCTTTCTGATACTTCGTGAGCATCGCGTCTGGATCATACCCAGCAAGCTCGGGAGAATCTTCAAACGAAGGAACGATCATGCAACGGTCATCGTTGTGGAACTCGTTGCCTACGCCGCCCGCTGAACGCTCCGTTGCGTAGACCCAGCCACGCGAAGCAAGCATGAAGCACCAAGCACAACATTCGCCGCCAGACGGCACACGCGCCCAATACGTTCGAGCGTTGTCCCGCGCCGCGTTCACGTGAACGGTCTCGCGAGCGGTGTACTCAACGAACCGCTGCAGTCGCCCATTGAGGGACGCGATTACCTTCTCAGGATTGCCGTCATCAAAGTGGCGAGCCGAATAGTCGTAAGCCTTACGAGCTTGTTCGTCAGGAACGTTCGCGGCCAGGATCGACCGAAACCCAGTAGGCGCGGCTGACTGCTCGCGAATGAGTTCGTAGAACTCGATAGCAGCCGATCCCGCCAGGTTCCCGTACTGGTCACACAGCGCCGAAAACACATCTGCGAGCGCGTCACGACGTTGCCCCATGGGCCATTCCGCCATCAACGCATAAGCATCTGCCAGATCCTTTTTAGCTAAGTTCGAGACCGTATCAAGCGCCGCCCGGTAACGGTTCACATCGGCACGCTTCACCATGGGAACCCCCTAACGACTACGCGCCCACGTTGCCAGGCTCGCTATCCGCCGGCTCAAACGCCGCATCTTCAGAAGCTGACCCATCGGCCAACTTGCCAAGCAACAGCGCCTTGCCTTCAGCCATACGCGCATAGGACAAGTTACGTTTGATCTGATCATCGGTAAGCCCATACATCTCCATAGCAACCTCAGGATCACCGTTAGGGAATGCCTGGTTGTACTTCAACGCCGCGTCAGAACGCGCCTGAATCGTCGGGGTTCCCGGGTCAGCGAATCGAGCCGAAAGACCACGCAAATCCTTTGCCATCGACGCATCCCACTTGTTATGGAACACGGCGAGCGCTTTGCGAGCTAGATTGACAGCAGCCAAGCTGTAGCTGATATTGATTTGGTGTTCGATCAGGGCGATCATGGACGCTTCTTCGGCGCGAATCGCGCCTTCGTTTTGCGGCTGATTGTGCTGGACGCCCAGGTAGCTCACGGGCATCTGAAGCTCGGATGCTGCGCGAAGCACTATTCCGTTGAACATCTCACTGTGCGGCTGCATCGAAGCCTGTTGCAACTGCTTCAGCTCAGGTCGAACTAGTTTGCCCTCGTCGTCATCCCACGTATCAGGCAAGCCCCAGATGCCGCCGGTAATGAGCTTCCAGATGTCGATTGGGTTGCCGTCTTTGTCGGTGAAGTGTTCTTCACTTGCGCCCAGCAAAGATCGTTGCGGTGCGCTGAAGAACTCGGCGGTTACTTCTTGGCGAAGTAGCGTTCGAATTCCTGAAAGAATCGTGCCGATTAGGGGTCGAGTGATGCGCGATCGTCCGAACGGACGGTCCAAATCCCAATCCCATATGTAGGGCTCGCACAGCACCAAGTCATGCCCCTGCGGCATTTCGTCCGTGACCAACCATTTGCCGGCTGAGTCCTTGGCTAGTTCCAGAACGATTCCGGGCAGATAAAGCAACGCTTCGTTCTTGCCGACAAGCTCCAGGGCTGCGGTCACTCCGCCCGTGCGCGGGTTCTGAATGCAGGTTGCTTCCAGGGCCGACTTGGCAGAGAAAATAACCTTCGGTTCGCCTTTGTCGGTGTCTCCGGGAGTGATGAACATGAATGCGGGACCGTGCTTCATGCTCGACTTTGTTGCGCCAGACTCCACGCGAGTTGCATGCGGGCTATCGAAAATCTCGTCGAGTTCACCAAGCAAAGTCGACTTCACGGGCAAACGAAACCCCTGGCGAAAAATGCGAGCTGATGGAACTGAAACCGACTTTTCGGCCCAGCCAAGCGGGGTCTGGAAATCCACCATATGCGGCGGAACTGAGAACCCAACCTTGTCCAAGCGGTTCTTGGCATCATGAAGGTTTCGGCGAATCTGATTTCGCTTGCTGTGACGATGAATCGAGAGGCGCATCTTTTGGAATAGGCTCCGCTCAGATGCTTCCAGCTCGCGGGGAAAAGTCACGGCTACCCCCTTAGTCAATTCATGCTGCTACGGCATGACGCTTTTTCTTGTTGTCGTCAGAAGTGGACCGTGCACGCCGGGCAAACTTCGCTGCCCCAAACAGGGCGCAAGTTGCCGCCATCGTCGGCATCAGGTCAACTTCTAAATCAGTACGGTTCCATTTGAAAGAACCAGGTCGATTCTTGATCGGGTCCTTCACCGTCGATTTCAGCGACTCGTAAAGGTGCTCTTGCTCCACGAACCAAGTCACTGACTTTTCTCGATGGAACGCGTGATAGAGCTGTGCACAAGCCTGTGTAAATTCGTTGGCGTCAAGTACGCGAACCATCAGACCGCGCTTCTTCATCGGCGCTTCCAACAGATCGCGAGCCGGGCTATAAGCGTCCAGCACGACAGGAATTCGCCGCTTGCACCGTTCCCAGAACCAATCGACAACCGCTGAAATAGCGACCGAATCGAACCCAGAGTTCACGGCGAGCTCTAGATGCGTGGAAGCGCCCGAAGGCACAGCCCCACAAATGGAAATCTTCGTTTTCTCGGGGTTCATGTCCAAGCCGAACGCGGTCGGTGCTGACTCGGAATCGACTTGCTCAGCGTTCAACGCTTGGCGCTTCAAAATCTTCTCCGGGAAGGCCATTTCAAGCTTCGCCGCGGGCGACGGGAACATGTTCAATCGCTCACGTGCAAACGAGCGGGCCGACATGCGTTCGCACTCGCCCTCAATGGTCGTCTCTGCGATACGCTTGCCCGCGGCCGGGTTGCCATCTGCCCAGTTCTTGCGATCGTTCACGAACGCTTGCAACTCGATTTCGGTCATCTTGTCTAGCTCGCCCTGCGGCGAATGCTCGACCCACGCCGAACGCTTGGAACGACCAGTAATAGCAGCGGACCGAACGCGAATGAACGGTGCGCCACGCTCGCCATCAGTCTTAGGCGGCGTGCCCATGTAGACAATGACAGGATCGCCAGATGGCGAAGCCGAAACAGTCGCTTCCAAGGCTTCCTGTTCGTCTTCCTCGTATTCCTGAGCCTCGTCGACAATCAGGAAATCAAAGGATGAACCACGACCAGCGCCACCAGTTCGAGCGCCAACCTCGATCAAGCCACCGTTAGACAGCTCGATAGCTTCCTGGCCGTTCGTCTTACGAATCTCAACGACCATCGCGTTCAGCTCAGGGAACGGGGCGTTCGGATCGTTGACCTTGCGTCCAAAGAATGACATGAGACGCTTGAACGCCTTGCGAGCCGACGTGAGCAAGTGGGAAGTGTGCAGAATCTTGAAGCCAAGCATGACCATCAGGTACAGCTCAACAGCTTCCAGAGCACCGTTCTTGCCGTTCTGGCGGGCAACAGAAAGGCCCCACGTAGAAGCACACCAGCGCCCCTCCGGAGTCATCCGAAACCAAATGCGAACCGCGTTTTCTTGCCATTCGTCCAGAACGAGTCCATATGCGGCCGCAAGCTTGATGCATGCCTCAGCATGAACCATGTTGACGTTCTTGCACTTCGGTGCGATCTGATACCGAGCATTCTGGTTGCCGACGAACGACACGACGGCATCACCTGCTAACCGGTTCTCTTCGCGACCTCCGCCCGAATCCGGTCAAGGTCAGTAACGCCAGCCGGGACAGGTTTCGTCTCTCCGCTCTTTGGTGCCGTAGCTGATAGCCCGTAGCGGGCGATCTTTTCAACCAGAGTCGCAAAAGCCGTTTGCTGTTGGCGGGCCTCGCTAAGTACGTTCTGGAACTTCACTTCGACAACGAACGGTTCATCATCGCCATCGGGGAAATCAAGGCGGAACTGCATCAGCTCTAGAACGCCCTTACCCTGAATGATGTTGTCCAGCTCGTTCAAGCGGTCAGCCGTGCGGGCAGCTTCGAGAACCAAGGCATCGCGGGCAATCTCGCCTGTTTTGAGTGCAGTCCAGATTTCTAAGCCGCGTTCGCCAAGTCCTATAGGGTCATTCATTGCGACCCCCTTAGAGTTTGAAGCGGTGTCCTGTAACGGCGATGTACCGGCCCGCTGTGTAGCGTTCAATGTTTCGGCCGTCGCGAATCTTGCGGCCTGGCCCCTCGGCAGCTTCGACAAAGACGTGAACGCCTTCGGAAGACTGCGACAGTTCAGAGAAAATGACTCGCTCAGGAATCGCTCGAATCGCGTCAACAGCCCAAGCGGCCAAGTGACCATTCTCGAAGCAATGGTCGAAGTCGTAGCAGCCGATGCCGCCACCGAGAACGAAGCCCATGCCAGCGCCAACCGATGATTTGCGAGCAGTTTCGAAACTTGCCCAGGTCCGCGAATCAGTCGAGCTAGCTGGACGACCCGAGACCGTCACAGGCCGCTTAGATTCAGTTCGACGAACCCAACGTTCGCGGGCAGTCATTTCGGCCGGGAAACGCTTCTCAGCGCGGTGTGCGTACACCCGGCATTTCGAGCTGCAAAAGCGAGCGCCGGCGCGGGGCAAATTCATCGGCCCGCCGCATTCCGAGTACGCGCATCGCTTCTTCTCCATGCCCTAATTTTATCATTTGTAACGGATAATCAGCGGAATCACGGGGATTATTGACCGGGAACCTAAGCCTGTTCGTAGAACAGCGAAACCATTGATCCCAAAGGAACACATAACACCTAGTCAGGAGCTATATTTAGGAAAAACGCCCGAATTGAAATGCTCGGGGGGATATTTTCGCTATGGCAGAGGGGGCGAATCGGCGACCCGGGCTGAACCCCTCTCCCCCTCCCCTGTGGTGGCTCGGCATGTCGTCGCGTTTGTTGCGCGTCGGTTTCGTTTGTTTGTCACCATTTGCGGGAGGTTTTGAGGGGTTTGCGTGCCAGGGTCGTTTTGATTTTGGGTGCGGCGCGGTTGCCTTTGCTGATGTTGCATGTTCTGCAGCAGACGATCAGGTTTGAGGGTGAGTCGCTTCCGCCTTTGGAGTGCGGTTTGATGTGGTCTACTTGTGCGCCGTTGAATGCTCGTCGGTCTGTGTAGTTCAGTGTGATTCGGCAGTATGGACAGCGTGTTTGATTCGTGTCTTGCGCGTCTCGTAGGACTTTGCGTGTGACGTTGAGCCATTCAGTTGTGCCGGTTCGTGATGTGGCCAAGGTTCACCGCCTTGTGTGTTTGGCTGTGTTGCCTGAGCTCTGCCGTCGCTGTTGTTGTGGTTGTTCTCGGCAGGGTGTGCGCTCGCTCGTAAGGAGGTAGCGGGTTTGCCTGTTGGCTGCTCACCCTTCGCTCCTTCCTGATGCTCCCAACAATTCGCGGGGAAGGTGACGTTGACCGAGGGTCTATGCCCCGGGGCTGTTGCCTGGTGGGGTGTCAGGCCCGGGGTGCGCTTTGGGGGTGGGGTGCAACTTCTATCCAGTGGGTTTGATGACGGCGTAGACTCGGCCCACTCGCATGGATGCTTGGTTGGGGGTCTTACCGTCAAGTGTGTTGGGGCAGGCCGTGATACCCGTTCGAACTCTTGGAGTTTCGGATCATGTCACGCCTTAGCGCCCGTCATGGCTATTTGAGCCGTGCGGGTTGGCAGGAACCCCTAAGTGCCGTTGCAGAGATTCGAACTCTGGACTTCCCGCTTACAAGGCGGGCGCTCTGACCATCTGAGCTACAAGGGCTTAAATGCGGATAGCGCCAACTGAAGGGGTTGAGGCTTTCAGTTGGCGCTATCGTGGCATGAAAAAAGCCACCGTTTCGGGTGGCTTGGTTGGGGAATACAGTTTTCCCCTGAAAATGAATCTATCAGATGTTTTAGGTCATTGGCGAATCTTCTGGTGTGCGCCTAGTAAATCGACGACGAAGTAGAGTCTCTTGTCCTTTCCGTCGGTCGTGATTCGGTCGAGCACGTATCGGAGGCGGCGCCTGTTCACCCAGTTCTTGAATGTGATCACCGAGACCTTGACACCGGTCTTGGCTTCAAGTTCTTCGCGTGCTTCGCGTGGGGGTAGCGGCGATTCTCGGAAGTATCGTGTTCGGGCGTCTCGGAGGGCTTGGAGGTCGATCACTGCTGAGCACCATGGGCATTCGGTAGTTAGAGCGTCGGGCGCTGCGGTAATTTCCTCCCCGCATTCGACTTCGTGGCCTTCGTCTGTTGTCAGGATGGCTTCGCATTTGCCGTATGCATGTTTTTCCATTGGGTTATCAATGGCGCGTTCGGCTTTGGCTAGTAGGCCTTTGAGCATGTCGAGGAAGTTGCCCGCGTATCTGTCCTTCGCCAGCGTTTCGGCGCTGAGCGGTCGGAGCTCACCTTGGGGCGTGGTTTCGACCCAGATGCGGAGGGCTGAGCGTACTTCGAGGGCTCCGACGCGCACGGGCATGGCGGGTTCGGTGGTCATGCCGTCGCCGCCTTCGCGGTTGCGTGGGGCTGTTGCGTCGAGTCTAGCCATGGTGGTGAATAGTTCGTCCATCATGTCGGGCACTTTGTTGAGCCAGGCTTGCAGATCGGTGATGCATTGGTTGCACAGGTTGAGGGTTGCCGGGTTAGGGCAGTCGTCGGTTGTGCATTCGGTCAAGGTTTCCTCCGGTGGTTGGTTCCGAAGCCGATCTTGTATTCGGCTGGTGGCCTGTGGTCGGCGTGCATTTCGGTTGGTTCTTCGCGTCCGTCGAGTTCGGTGGAGGTGAAGTTGTCGCCCTGTGGGTGTGGTTCGTGTTCTGTTCGTAGGTCTGCGGCGAGCGCTTCAAGGTATTCGCAGGCGGCACGGTAGAGGCGGATCATTTGGCCTCAACGATCATTACTGAAGCTTCGGCGCTAATTGCGTTGTGTTCGATGCCGCCGATGGTGAGTGTTGCCCATGTCCGGTATGCGGCCGGACTGTTGTCCCATGTGCGGGTTATGACCTCGTTCTCGTGCTCGATTTTGTCTAGTTCGCCGGTCACTTTTGACCGCTGGTATTCGATGGTGACGGTTTGGCCAAGGTGTGTGCGGTTGAGGTCGCCCACGGTCAGGGGCACTGGTTTCAGGTCTCCACGCGCAAACGTGCTTGCCATGCCACTGATTTCGTTGGGTTTCATGCCTGCTGCTGCAATGTCGATGAATGCTTGCAGGAAATCTTCCTGCGTGAAGGGTGACTGGTTTCCGAGCGCTCCGAGTTGCGCGAAGAACTTTGCTCGGACGGTTTCTCGCTGGATCGCATGGTTGATGCTCATGGTGCTGGTGGCTCCGATCAGGATTTTTTGGGGCATGGAATATCGTTCGGTTGTGCTGACTAGAATCACGACTGCACGGCATGAGGCGCATAGCAAGTGGCCATCTACGCAGTGGCCGGCCGTGTTCATGTGTAGTCCGCATCGTGCGCAGGTGAAGTCGGTCATGGTGCAACGTCTGCAACGAGTGCATAGTCGTTCTTCCGGGCAGTTGGTTCGACTGCGCGAGTTAGCGATTCGAAGAGTTGGCCAATTGCGGTGCCGATGGATGCAACCGCTTCGACCATGCCTTCGAATGCAGCGCGTATTTGCCGGGCTTGCCATGCGATCGGGTTCAACTTTCGTCGACTCGTTTCGACTTGCAGCATGGCGTTTCGCATGTAGAGTTGCGCGAGGTTCGGTTGCCCGGTGCTTAGCGCGTGACGTGCTCGACTGATCAGTTCATCGGTTGTCATGGTGTTGCCCTTTCCGAATGCCTTCATTGAATGCTTCGGCGAGGTCGACTTTCCTCATGGCGTAGATCAGGTGTAGCGAAGGACTATGAAGGATGCTGCCGGGGCGTGGCCTGATCCCTGCTCGGTAAGTGATTTGGCGTAGCCAGGCGACGACTCTCATTGCTGCGTTTTGAGGTTTCAACGGGTTTCCTTTGTTTTGTGGGATACAAGAAAATAACGTTGTATATTCAACTTTTGGTTCTACTCGGTAACGCGAAATTCGTAGTCAGCACCAAGGTCGACAACCGGCCAAAGATCGGTGTCAGTGCCCCATCGGATTTCGTAGCAGGGTCGCCCGTTGTGCAGCGCAACGCCGGTCAGGTCGCCCCATTCGCCGGATTTGTAGGCGTGCAGGGGTTGGCTTCGGATTTGAACTGATGAAAACGTTTCTCCGTCGCGGGTTGCCTTGATGGATCGCCAGGTAGCCACGGCCACGATGCCGACTAGCCCCGCCGAGGCAAGTGCGACGACAATCGCTAGGGTCCAAAGCATGATGTTTCCAGGGGTCACGAGAATTCCTTTCGGATGCAGCAATGCCCGCAACCTGTCTGGATACGGGCATCGGTTGAAGTTTGACTAGCTGAAGATTCCGTAGACTTGGCGGCCATCTGCGACTCGCGTTAGCTGACGTTTCGGGATGGCCGGGATTGGCTCGGGTAGTCGGGTCAACCATTCGGCTACGGTTGCTGCTAACGCGTAGACGTCATAGCCGAACATGGCGTTTACGAACTCTTTCGAAGGTGCGAATGCCCAGCTTTCGACCGTTTGGCTGGCGAGGTTTTTCGATGCTTCGTCATGGCGTTTGAGCGCGTCTTTGAAGTTGGATATGTTGGCGTGGATTTCGATTGATGTTTCGAAGATTTCGGGCTCTTCTATCTGGATTCCGTCCGCGTCGAGCGTGCCAAGCTCTTGCCAGTTCTCGCCGTCTAGCGGTTCGCCTGGGGGCGCTACATAAACTGTCATCACTTCCCCCACGTCGCAATGATTGCGATTTCGCGGCGCCCTGCTTCCCGAGGGTCCCTCGGGTCGCCGCGCTGTACTTTGATTTCGATTTCAGCGTCGGCGGGAACTTCGCTTAGGAACTCGCGCATTTCTGTCGCCGTGAGCGTGGTGCGTGTGGACATTTCGAGGGAGCGTTTCAAATTTGCCATTTGGTAGCAGGTCCTTTCGGTGAAGTGGTCGAGTGATCGCGGTATCGTTGTACGCCTGCCGGAAAAGTTCGCGAAGTTCTAAATTTGACCAGCCGATCAACGCCGCACCACCTTGCCGCATGCGAGGTGTGCGCGGAGGATCGCGAAGGCCAGAGCCCCGCGGTCCACTCGGGCGATGCGGTGCGGTCCGCGCATGATGAACCATTTCTTGCCGAGGCGGAAGCATCGGAACTTGTTGTCCTCAGCGGTCAGCGCTTCGATCATTAGCTGGCTCATTTGGCGGCCTCGTATGTCGCCTCGAAAATGTCAGGCTTGCACGGGTAGAACTCGCCCGCCACGCCTTTGATAATCCAGTCGCCTAGATTGGCGCGCATTGGGCCTTCGAGGGTTGCTATTACGATGCCTCCGCGAATGTTGGCCAGATCTCCGCCGACAAACTCTTCAACGGCTTCGAGGTTGAACAGTGTCAGCTGGATAGCTTCGATCACGACGGGCTTCTTGCGGAATTTCTGGGCTTGCATGATTCCTCTTTTGGGTATGAAAAAAGCCCCTGTGTGGGGCTTGTGGTTTTTGGGCAAGAAAAAACCGCCCGAAGGCGGTTGGTGCTAGTCAGTTACTCATAGCATGGGCCAAGTTCGGTGAGAATTCCCTTATGCTCAGGGTTCCTTTCATATTTATAGCCGAGGGCATCCGTGAATGTTATATGCACTAATCCCGCTGGAATTCGTTGACCGGTTTGAGGGCCGTCCGGAAATTGCTTCGTGAGCTGAATTCCAGTTTCGAACCCTGGAGCGACGATGGGGTACGTGGTCTTCTCTAGAAACAGACCCTCATGATGAATAGTCAGTTCATAGAACGTGTCCTCCGCCCCGTTCTTTATGTGGATGATCGGAATCGCCTCAGGCGTCAGGCTGACCCATGCGCTGAGCCTAGATGCCCTGAGATATCTCTCATCCTTAAGTTGATTGTCTAGACGCTCTTGTGCGTCGCGCATTCCGTCTTGGGCTATCTTCGCATCGGCACGCGCATTTTTCGTTTGCCAGTACGCCAGCAGAACAGTCACAATAGTGGCGACGGCAGCAACCGCCTGCCATAGAGTAGCCCACGGAAATCCGTCCGCGGGGATTGTGCACTCGACTGTTGTCGCCCAATTCCTGATGAATTCAACGTAGTTTGGCGGATCAACAGTGCTGGTGCATTCAATAGTTTCAGCGGTGATCATGTTCTGATTCTATGGCCACTCCCCTACGCGTTCGACTTTGATTAGCGCGCCTGGCTTGTCGGCTGCCCAGCGTTTGCGTGCTTGGGTGTCAACGAACCGGGCATCGTCAACGACTAGGCCAGCTTGGGTTAGTGCGTCTCCGATGGCTCGCAGCAGCTTGTCGGTGTCCGGCGTGCCAAGCGGGTAGTCCGGGTATTTCGTCGTGGTTGGCTTCGTCAGGTAGAAGTCGACGGTGAGGCTCAACGGCCCGTCGAGTGGTGCTTGAAGCTTGTGGCGCCGGGCGTACCATGTCACCATTTCCCGCCAAGGCTTCAACGCCTTCGACGACTCGTAAACGTTGACTTTGCCCGTGTACTTCCCGTTACGTTTTTGTGCGGCCGTGTTCTTCGACCCCTGCGGCGCCGGATCGCCCGGCACGAAAAACTCGATCATCTGAGACTCCCTTCGAGCATGAAAAAGCCACCGCGCTTTTGGCTACGGGTGGCTTAGTTGGTACGTATATGGGTATGAATATTGGTTTTCTTGTTCCGTGGCCGCTGAATGCAGATCTAACGGCCTACTGGGTCTTATGGGCGACGACGGCAACAGCTGTTGGCACGTTCCTGTTGGCGTACTTTGCTTTCAAGGCTTGGGGATCGGCAAAAGAAACGCTGGAAGGCCAAGAGAAAGCGATGGTTTTTTCTGCTCTTGCGGAATATGTTCGGTCTCTAAACGCCTTGGCCCGCTTGTCGCACAGCGCGCCAGCTTCTTATCTTCCGGCACCAGATGATGTGTTGAAGGACAGTGCCCGATATGTAGTTGGGTATCGAAACTATGTGAACGAGCTTTGCCACGAAGTAGAAGTCGCTGGTGCCATGTGGAGGATTCACCATCGCGAGCAAGATAGCTACCATTCCATACTGTTCCTTGCGGAGAAAGCACTTTTGGAAGCTCAGCGACGCCGAATTAGCGGCAACGAAGGAGATGACGACGAAGACGACAGCAGGTACGATTCAAACTCTCGATTCGCGGACGACATGGTTTTCTGGGTAAAGCACTACCAAACAAGGGAAACCGACCGCAAGAGTCTTCTGATTTACATAAAGAAGAAAACTGAGAAATTTTCGGACGATAGCGGCCTGACCGATTGAATCTTATGATTTCAAGAAAGTAATCCAATGTGTGTTCATTGCTTTGCCTGACATGTGCCCAACGAGTGGCTTGTGGTCAGTCAGCGCCAAGACCTCCCGGACTTTGACCTGAGTTTCGTTCCATTTGAAAACCAGTACGCCTTCTGGCTTGAGCACCCGGAAACACTCACGGAACCCTGCGCGCAGATCGTCCTGCCAAGACGCTTTATTGAGTCGCCCATACTTGGCTGCGAGCCATGATTTCTGGCCAGCGTTCACGAGGTGCGGCGGGTCAAAGATTACGACTCGGAACGATTCGTCCGGGAATGGAAGGTCTCGGAAGTCGGTGTAAGCGTCTGGGTTGATGTTCAGGGCACGCCCGTCGCAGAGGACATGTTCTTCACTCCGAATGTCGCCAAACAGAACTCGCTCGTCCGTGGGATCAAAATAAAACATTCGACTCCCCGAAGCAGGGTCAAGGATGGGTGGAAGGTGATTCATAGTGTCTCCTGGGTAATGGTGAAGCCGCTCAGTGTTGAGCGGCCTGCAGGGTTTTGAGTGCTTGCTTTACGGCTTCAACTCCGGCCGGATTTGCGGGAGTGGCCGGGGTCATCCGTTTGCCCAACATATTGTCAGGGCGTATTCCGGTTTTTATGTCTGCCCAGCAGCACGGGCATGAATGCGCATCGAAAGTTGAATGCTCTTCGCACGTCGGCATCTTGGCTTTGGCGTGACTCGAATTGAGAGGGGCCGTTGCATCCCAGTGCTTGCCGGTTTCAACGAAGAGGTTCGGTGTTCGCTTCACATAGCCGCCGTTCGGCTCGGTCATGGTCGCGTAGTGTGCCGCTGCCCTAAGCGCGTGCTCGAAGTCGTGTGCGGGTATTCCGTCGCCTTGATTGGCCTCCGAAAGAATCTTGTCTACGGGGTTGTTCGACCAATCGGGGCGCATGAGTTTGATGATCTGGACTAGTCGTTGCCCCTGTGATCTAGTGAGGATCATTTTTGTTTTTCCTCCTATCCGGGAATTCGGCGGCGTTCGATTTGAAGCCCCGCGTTAAGTACTTGACGATCGCCGCTTTTCTTTATTGGCACATAAAAAAGATGACCCCTACCTACGCAAGAAAAGAGCGAGACGTAAGTAGTTAATGGTGTTGGTGTTGGTGTTGGTGTTGGTGCGACGTTTTGCGACGGGTTTGCGACCGCAAAACGCTCGCACCTGCGACGATGTTGCGACATGCTCTGCGATGGCTAGGTTGCGTCCGGGTTCTCGCAGTAGCTGCATCCTGCCTTGTGAATGCCCTTTTGCACGTGATGGCGAGTGTGGTTGCCGAGCGCGCCAGCCGACGACTTGTGCGAACGGTGCTCCAGAATCTCCTTTTTGGACTTCTGGTGCTCCAAATAGTCGTGCATCTCGTATCCGTCGCTATCACCGTCGCTAGGCTCTCGCACGCCTGTCGCACCTGCGACGGGTTTGCGATAAATCCAGCGAGCGGCCAACAACTGCTCGCGCACCGATTCCGGGTAGTCTTCAAACACCCAGGAATCAACGTGCCCGTCCGTCATGAACTCGTTGCAATGCACCCAAAGCTCGATCAGCGCACAACGCCCTTCGGGTGATAGTCGCCTGTATTTCGGATGCCGAACCAACTCGTTCGTGATCACGATATAGGGGCGCGTATCTCTTGCCACGGGCGATCCTCCTGATACTAGTTTTGAAGCCGCACGGGCATGATTAGGTGTTCTGCACGGTCGCCTTGTGCTCCGATATGCATGGGCTTGGTTTCGTGTGGTGACAACACAATTTCGTCGCTGTGCATTGTGCGTAGAATCTCGAGTAGGAATGTCGGGTTCACACCGAACTTAATGGGTTCGTCCTGGTCAGTTTCAACGTTGACGCTTGAATCGCCGTTCTCGCTGGACGACCAAATACGCATTTCACAGTCGGCGTTCTCGAGAATGACCGGCGAATTTTGTTCTAGCATTACAGTCACTGCATCGAGCGCTGAAATAAGTTCATCCCGGTTTAGCCTGTATGCCTCTTCGGGTGCATGGTTGGTGAATAGTTGCCTAATCTTCGGGTACTCACCTGCGGCCAGTTGGACGCTTGTCGTGTATCCACCGCTAGTCACGCCGAAGCGGTTCGTAACCCCTTTGTCCGTGGTGCAGACGAAAAGTTCAGTATCGCCCGCAACGGTTTTAGCTACTTCCTTGATCCATTCGCCGTCGACCGACATTTCGAACGTATCTTCAGAAGATCGATCCCAATCCGCGCTGCCCAGTGACAGGCGGTATCGGTCGGTGCTCATGATCTGCACGTTGTCTCCGATGACGACATGAACGGCAGTCAGTACGGCTAGCGTGAAGTCTCTCGACGCGGATACGCTGGCCTGTTTGATTAGCTTCGCGAAATCTTCGCCGTTGATGCTTCCAATGGGTCGTGCAGCTCCCACGAGATCAGTTGGGTACTCGGCTACGGGCATCCGCGGAATCGTGAATTTGATGCCTCCCTGCGCCAGGGTGACGCGCTTTTCTTCAACGGTTACCATCACGTCTTTTTTGGTTTTGAACTTGGCTGCTGACTTGTTGAGGTAGTCGCCGCGCAGAAGTAGTTCGATTGGCTCGTCAGAGTTGGCGGGCACGGTCAACGTTGAGACTTTGGAGTAGTCTGAACCGCTGGCCGTCATGCGCCCGTTGCCCACGTTTAGCAGGATGCCACCCATGATCGGCGATAACGGGTGGTGAGCAATGGCTGTTTGGGCGAAGCGTACGGCTTCTTTGAGGTCGGCTGGGTCGATACTGAACTTCATTACTCGGTCTCCGAATCTTCGTCGTCTTCGATTAGGGATGGCACGATCAGCGAGATTGCTACGCCGCCGCACAGTCGGCTTCCTCCGATGCTGCCGACACGGTTTCCGGCGCTGTCAGTTTCCGCCTCGTAGCACTTTTGGAAGAACTGGTAGGCGGAATCTCGACCTTCGGCGGTGCGGAAGAAAAGGTAGGTGTGCAATGGCAATTCGTGATATTCACGGTCTGGCAGTACATCGGTTTCGATGATGTCTGCGAGTTCCCGCAACGCTTGCGCTTGTTTGGCTGGTGTCGTCATTTCTTGGCTCCGGTTCTGCCGATGGCTCGGTTTGCTGTGTGGTCTGCCCAGGGCAGTTTGTTAGGGGTTCGGCGGGCCAGCGCGTCTAGTTCTGCGTGGCAAGCGCACCGCATTTGGTGTCGGCACACGTAGTACGGCGCGCTTCCCTTGCAGCAGGTTTTGCATTCCATCAGGCGTTGCTCACTTCTGCTTCCCACGCGGCGGCTCGCTTGGCGCGTCTGGCTCGTTCGTCGGCATTGTGCGCTTCCTTGCAGGGATCGCATTTGGGTTCGCCGAGGCTTTTGTGTTGCCGGTATCCGCGTAGGGTTCCGTGCTCACGTGGCAGTATTTGGCGGGGTTTCACTCCTGCCTTTTCGCGTTCAATTCGTTTCTTTTCGCGGTTATAGACGCGGCGTGCTTCGACGCATGGTTCGCAGGGGGTTTCGCCGTTACGTCGGTGGCGCTGGTAGGCGCCGTTTGTGCCGCATTCGGCGACCTTCCGTGGCGTGGCCGGCGAAGCTTTGACTCGCTTGGCCGCGGGCGTTTGCTGACCGTTGGGTCCGGTGCTTGTTGCCCCGTTTTTCAGCCATTCTTTGCACACGCGGCAGTCGTCGCCGTCGCGGATATGTTCTTCAACTCCGCGCTGGGTTCCGCAATAGTTGAAGCTCATGGGTTGGCCAGTTCGTTGATGTGGGCGGGCTGGAATCCGAACCATTCGTTCAGCATGATGTTGTGTTCGTCGAATACGGTCACGTAGGGCATGATCGCTGGGGTGCCGAGCTCGTCGGCGCGGGTGCGGACAGCGTCTGCGAGGTCGGCGTATTCCTGCTGGGATACGTCCACGGTCTTGTATTGAATTCCGGCTTCGTCAAGCTTCCGCTTGGTGGCTCGGCACTGCTGGCAGTTGGTGGTCGTGTGTACGGTGATAGCTGGCATAGTGTCTTTCTGTTGGTTTGGGGCCGTGCAACAAAAGCTGCACGGCCCCGTTTTTGGGTATGAAAAACCGCCTCTATGGGCGGTTGGGGTTACTGAACGCCGGTCTGCAATTCGAGTTCAGGGATAAGCGTTTCCGGCTTGATGATGACGCGGGTGTGATAAACACTCACGTCGATTGCTTCAAGCTGTTCTGAGACGTAAAACGTGTTGTCCGATAGGCCGATCATGTGCTTGCGGTACTCGTTCGCGCCGTGCTTGCAAGTCACTTCGAGCTGATGCCCTTGGTCGTTCACTGAGCACCGGCCTACGACCTCGAATTCGTAGCTTCCGGTAATCCCGTTGATGCCAACGATGTGACGTTGCACTTCGAAGTTGTCGGCCGCGGTGGACAGGTTCAGGTTCGCTTTTTCTGCGTTCGATGTGCATCCTGCGAGCGCTAGCGCGCCGACGGCGAGTGCGGACATGGCGGCGATGGTTTTCTTGTTCATGGGTGCCTTTCGAGCGTTCGATTTGGTTTAGCGGAATCCGTGGCGTTTGCGCCAGGCTTCGCGCTCGGTGTCCATTCGGGCGCTGGCCTTCTTGAACTGGGCCTTCGCGATGGCCGCGAATGCCAGCATGATCAGGAACCACAGAGCGCCAAGCCCTGCAATGCAACCGGCGATAACGAGAATGATCTGAATGATGTTGTCCATTTGGTTTGTGCCTTTCGGGCATAGAAAAACCCGCGACGTTCGACGCGGGTAGGTTTGTGGTTATTGGCCTTGCCAGCCGTCACCGTTTGGTGTGGCGTTCTGCGACCATGGATCGTTTGGAGGTGGCGCGTTCCAACCGCTTCCGCTCTGGGGCTGCTGCTGTTGCTGTGGTGGCTGTTGGCCTTGCTGCAGTGTGCCCCATCCCCCACCCTGGGGTTGCTGGTTCGCTTGAGGTACGCCGTAAGCTCCGGTCTGATGCTGCTGTGTTTCCGGTGGTTGCTGGCGCGGCTGATGGAAGCGCAGGTCTTTGCCTACTGACTCGACGCGGATTTCGACGACACTTCGTTTTTCGCCCTGCCGAGTCTCGTAGTTGCGGGGTTCGAGCTCCCCGTAAACAATGACCTTGTCCCCCTTCTTCAAGCCTTCCGCGACGTTCTCAGCTAGGGCGAGCTTGCCTTGGTTCCAAGCGATGCAATCCCAGAAGCGGGTCGGCTTGTCTTCCCATTCGTTCGACTGCCTGTTGAACTTGCGGGCAGTCACGGCGACAGTGAATTTTGCTACGCCCGTGCCGCTCGGCGTGAACCTCAATTCGGGGTCAGCCGTTAGCCGGCCCATGACCGGCAGGTACGTTTCGTTAGCCATTCGTCACGGCTCCGATCTTCTCCATGATCAATGCGTGTTCGTGCAACGTGATTTCGTGCGGACCGGCGAGCGCACGGCCAGCGACTTCGGCGGCGAACTGTGCCGAGTTTTCGATGCCAGCAGCCGACGCGGCCGTGTTGATTTCATCCCACTGGGCTTGGCTGATTGTTGGCTCAGCGTTCACGGCGGCGACGGTCAGTGGTTCGATGATCACGCGTCGGTATTTCCCTCGGCTCGCGGGCAACACGATGGTTTTCGTCTTCTCCACGCCCGTCATATGCGAGATTTCGATGCCGCCGGTTTTCTCTGCTCCGAACGTGATTTCGGGGTTGCGGAACAGGGTGAGTTGGTGGCCGATGAACTGCAGGGGGTCTTTGCCCCAAACTGTCACCATTACACGGCGCATCGACTTGGACGGGCGATAGGCTCGCCCTGGCACTTCGCGAAGGTGAAAATTGAACGGCTGTTCGCGGTTGCCCTTGGTAACGTTCTCAATCGTGAACGTGCGTGGCCCTGTCAGCAGGTCAGCGGCGTTGAGCTGATCAGATTTCGGGGCGATGCTTTCGGTCATGTCCATGGGTTACCAAACCTCCATGTCTGCGAAGTGGTCGATGCGTTTTGTGAGCGGAAGGCCGGCGGTCTTTTCGAGGTATGCGCTGGCCATGTTGGTTGCGAGCGATTCGAATCGTCCTGCAGCTTGGATGATGACTTTTTGCCAGGCCGGGTCAGGGTAGACGCGCTTCACGAACAGGGGCATTCCTCCGCAATAGCTCACGTAGTCGATCCATGCCCGGCCGCTAGCCAGCAATCCAGCTTGTAGCTGGGCCATGTTCTCGACTGGCACTTCATCGGTAAGGAATGCTTCAAGCTGTTTCTTCTGGCTCCGCGACTTGATTTCGATCAGTCCGTCTTCGCCAACTAGGCCGTCTGGGGAATAGCCGAGCGTGAAGCCTTTGAAGGTTCGGGTCATGAATCCGATTTCGGCAACTGGCGTGTAGTGCTCGGCGTAGTGTTCCCGTGCGAACGGTTCGTCTAGGGTGCCGCGCTCCATCGCTCGGCTTGTTGGTGACGGTTCCACGTGGCCGGTGATGCGTTCCGCGGTTAATGCCTTGGTGAGCGACATGGCGGTGTCTCCGAAGGCGGGCACGAGAACTTGCTTGGCGTGTTCGCGGGCAACCTCGGCGCGGGCGGTATGCATGGTTTTGAGGTCGCGGGTCTCACCGTCTTTGTTCGGCTTGGACTGGCACGCGAAACCGGTCTGGCCGTCGCAGTCGGGGCAGTCGTATTCGATGGCGCCCAGGGTGCGGGTGCTGATCAGCAAGCCGACCGTTGATGCGGTGACAAGGCCAGCGCGGGCCTGTAGCCATTCGTCGGAACCCTGTTCCAGTTCCTTGTAAATCTTGATGCTCATTCTTTGGTCTCCTTGGTTTCTGGTACAGCGAAGGCCCCCACAATTTTGCGAGGGCCGTGAATGTGTTCGTTTGCTTTGCCACGTATCCAAGATGCTGTGAATCGGTCGTGCATTTGGTTGGCTACGTCGTTGAGTGCTTGGGCTTTGGCTTTCTGCACTTCGATTCGAAGCGTCTGCTCGAATTCTTCGTTGCGCCGTACGAGCATGTTCGCGAGTCTCTGGTTACGTTCAACGAGCTCTTCGTATGTGGGTGGTGTCTGCTCAGTCATCGTGTTCTCCTAGTTCGATTCGATCGGCGAGGGCGATCATTTTGCTGAGCCCGTACGCGAGGCCCACGGATACGGCTAGCCATCCGCCAGCGATGATTGCTATAGCCATGAGTGCATCCAGTGGTACCAGTATTCGTAGAGCGCGAGGATCAGGGCGATAAGGTTCACGGCTTCACCTTCGGGCGGTGCAGCACACGGGCTGGGAGGAATAGCTCAGCAACAAGGGACTTCGGGTGCGTCTCGCCTGAGTCCGGGAAGTGCACGCTGTTTTTGCGTACCTTGCCAAGATCACCCATATTGTCGAGGATCAGGCTTCCTGCCGGGAGGGTGTCCAGCTGCGCCAGGTTGGTCACGACCTGGTATACGGCAAGGTAAGCGGACACGGCACGCCTTGCGATGTGCCGCTGCCGGCCTAGAGATTCGTTCGTGTGCATCTCCCGCTCGGCTAAAGATACTGCGTGCGTTGCCGCCTCGAGCGCGTCCTGGTGGAGGGTGATCTGGTCGGTCATCGTCGGTTCCTGTCTCGGTTGTGGCCCATGTATCCACAGGCGTCCAGGTGTTTGGTCGTGCAGTCCGGGCAGCGGCGCAAGGGCTCAGGGTCGTGCTTGCAGTGGATGAACTTGAACTTCATTAGCACGAGAATTTCAGGCGTTTCAAGCGCGCCGCAGTCCTGGCATTGCAGCGTAGTCCGCTTGCCGTCGACGTCGACAACACCGTTCGCATACCCCACCAGAGTGGGTTGGAGCTCGGTCAAGCTGCACCACCTGAAATCCATACAAGCCCGAAAAACAGGGCTACCAGCACCGCAATAAACCCGGTACCCATGCCAAGCACAATCGCACCAACCCAAGCCCAAGCCGCCGGGGTCATAGTTTCGTCATTCATGCCCTATCCCCCTTCTTGGGAACCCAAATAGCGATCACGCCACTATTCCGTGACGGTGTAGTTGATTCTCGATAACCCGACTTCTTGATCAGGCCTTGCCGAGCTGCCATGTTGAACGCCAGCCCCGGCCACTTCGACGAACGCGGTTCGGTCGCCATGCGGGCGCGGAAGTCGTCAGCCGTGAACGGTCGGCCCTCGTTGACCAGCTCAACAATCACCAGATCAGCCGCGGCGAAATACTCTTCCTTCGACGACTCAAAAAGCATCGCGACAGGCAAGCCCTTCGACTCAGCCATAAAGAGTCACCCGCTTCTCGAAAGCCTTCAGCCCGTCATTGAACTTCGCCCACACGAGTTTGAGTGCCCTCGCCTTGGCGATCTCCAACTGTTTATGCCGGTAGATAGTCCCGCCGATACCGGTGCGACTCTCTGAAACGTAGTAGTAACGTCCCGAGTCGATGACGTAGAGAACGATTTCCGGTTCATGCCGATTCACGTGGGCGCGGGCAGTGATTTCCAGGAAGGTGCCGGTGCGCTTCTCGGCGATGTACGGGCTAAGCGTCGGCATCTTCGCCCCCCGCTTCAAGCTCGGCGTGGATTTCCTTTGCCTCGGCGTCGACTTCCGCAGCTAACGCCTCCGCCGTGGCTAAGACCTGTTCGCCAGCCAAACGGCGCATATTCGCGATAGTGCGTTCCAGCTGCGCGCTAGTGGTGATGTGCCAGTCATGAACCGGCATGTTAGGCCGACTTGGAATCTGGGCAGCGTTACGGTCATAGTGCACGCTGATCCCTACGTGCCATGGGTCGGCGTATTCCTTGTCACCGAGCGTGACCGTGATCGACAGACGCCAAGCGCCATCGACCCGCTCCACCATCGGCCGGGCCAGACGCTCAGCGCGGCGGGCCAGCAGGAAGGTCGTCTTAGCGTCCTTGCAAGTGATTGGTAAGCTATTCATGATGTTTTATTCCTTTCGGGAATGACAAAGCCCCGACCGTTCGCCCGGTCGGGGCTTCAATTCGTTGCGATGCGGACAGGATTCAAAACGTCCGCGATGTGTTTGTTTACCAGGAACCCGCGCCGTAACTTCCGGTCGGTTCCCGAGCGTTTCAATAGATGCCGCTCCCATGCTTCATCTGAACTGAACAGCGCGGTTACGATGTTGCGTCTACGGCCTTGCACCATAACCGCCAGGGTCAGATCGCCTAGCACGACCCATTTGGATTTGTACGCGTAACGACTACTGTTAGGCGGGTCTATCCATCGCCCATGCGCTAAGACGTGTCCAACCAAGTTAACTGCCCCCTTCCCGCCCATCTCAATAAGGCGCTGTTGGGCGTGCTCAGTGAGTAGGTAGCGAGCGCCGTCGTGATCCCAGGCAGGCATACCCCGATCAACGTCAAACAAGCGCTTCGGCGCGGCGCTCATACTGCACCGCCGCCGATATTCGGGACGGCTTCAATCCACGCGGTAACGTCGGTGCGGAACTTCTCAGACTCCTGCGCGAACGTGATCAGCGCGTCAAGCTCGCCCATCGTGATAGGCCCGCGCCCAGTGTCGAACCGTTTTCGCAAGCCGTCCAGGTATTCCTTGCTAATGTGTGCCGTGCTCATGCTGCTGCTCCCACGTTCTTTACAGCATCCCGGGCTGTCGGGTCGCTGATCACACCAAGGATGCGCAAGCCCTCGTAGAAATCGAATTCGATCATTTGCGATTCGAGGCGGCGCGCAAGCCGGATGCCGATCTTCGCGGCCTGACCCTTGCTAATCTCGATGCCCAGCGACGGGGCTTCATCCAACAAACGATTCTTGAAACCTGAGGCGGTTACCACTGTTTCCTCCTGATTTTGGGGTCGCCAAAAGACGCGATTTCTGCGCCAGTGTGCGGAACTCTGGTCGGGGTAATGCGGGGGAAGATGCCCAGACTTGGGCTAATGCTCGAACGAGCGGGGAGACCGTCTAGAACGGGTCTACGTCGCCGGTTTCTTTGAGAATGACCGGTTGCGAATTCTGCTCCTTGACATACGCAATGATTGCGTCGATGTTGTCCTGGTCGAGCATGATTCGGTTGTTGCTAAGCCGTGTGCAGTGCTCCGGCTTGATTCGGCAGTAGCGTCGAAGCTCAGTCTTCGACATTCCCAGTTCCGGCGCTACTGCTTCGGGGGTTCGAAAGTGTGGCTGGCTCATGCAGCCGCTTTCGTGGTTGTGAGCTGGTCGGGGAAGAAGCTGGTGAACGGGATTCGGAAGAATTCTGCGATCCTGGCTACTTCAGTTGCTGTCCAGTCTTTCCCGCCGTTGCGCTTGCGGTTGAACTGGGTGAGTGACATTCCTGCACTTTCTGCAATCGCGCCGTACGACGTGCGGAACCGGTCTTTCTGTTCTTCGATCTTGCGAGTGATCGCGGCGTTGATGTTTTCCATACTCACAGTCTAACCATATGGTTATTTAGAAAGCAAACGGTTAGCTATATGGAAGTAATGGTTATTTCTAACCAAGATGATGTATGCTGTAGTCATGACCAAGAATGTCGATGAAATCACAGCGAGAATCGCGACTGAACTTCGCGTCAAGATCGCAAGGATGGCAACCCCGCCAACCAATGCAGAGATTGCGGCTCGCGCCGGAATCTCCGCAATGGCCGTGGGTCGCTACCTAAAGGGCGAGCGAGCAATTCCAGTGCCCGTCTACGTGGCAATCTGCAGTGCTCTTGGCGTTGACCCGGGAGAACTAATGGCCGAAGCCATGAAGTAGTACCCTCGGGTCAACATTGGCGGTGCTCGAAATGATAAATAGGTCGGTCGCCGTCAGCTTAGAAAGCGTCATCGCAATTGCGGTGGCGCTTTCGTTGTTCATATCGTCGGTGCTTACGGGCACTACTGCATTCTCCTGTTAGTTCGAAGATTTGTTCGAATGAGAGGTTGGCACCAGCCTACACCCAGCGATGGACGAAAAGAAAAACCCCGACCCAATGGGTCGGGGTTGGACTAGGCCGAAGGACTAGTCGAGATTCTTTACCGCGTAATCCGCCTGAGCCTTGGTGAACTTTCCACCATATTCGCTCGTCAACTGATCGCGGATAGCTTCAGGAGACATGCTCATGCTCTCCTGGTAGGTCTTAGCCGATTCCAGCGCGTTCTTGTTCCAGTCAGCTTCGATGTTGTCGATAGCGTACTGCGCGGCCTTCTTCGAGAACTTATCTCCAGCATCGCTGATCAACTGGTCATAGATGGCATCCTTGCTCATGTGCATCATCTCAGAGTAAGTTTCTGCGCTATTCAACGCCGACTTGTACTCAGTCGGAACTTCTTTTTCTGCCTTCTCTTCGGAACCGCTATCAGCGGACTTCTGCGAAGACGATGCCGCCGGGCTTTCCTTCGGGGCATCCGCCGAAACGTCAGAGCAAGCGGTCATGCCCAGAGCCACCGCCGAGATAATTGCAAGTGATGCAAGCTTTTTCATTTCAAACTTCCTACGAGTGATGATCAAACATTTTGATAATAACCAATTAAGTTGTTAAAAAGAAAAAGACCCCGACTTTCGTCGGGGTCAACTCTTAATCCAGAGCGTCAGCTGCATTCTGATCATCATCATTGGCGAGCTGCGCGTAAATGTTTAGCGTCGTCTGCGGCTTCTCATGCCCCAACCTAGCTTGAACAACGTGCACCGGCACGCCGGCCTGCAGTAGGTGCGTTGTATGTGCCTTGCGGATTTCATGAATCCACGGTTTATCGTCCAAATCACCGTTCTTCACAAGGTCGTTGATGATTGGTTGCCAAGTTTCCTTATGGAAGTAGCTATTACGAAGGTACGTTCCATCTGGTCGCGTGAAAATCAGTTCGCCTGGACGCATATCCCGCATATGCTCGATCAGGTCGGCCGATAGTTCCAAACCACATGTCACGTTTCGCTTAGCCTTCTTCGACTTCGGAGGGCCGATTTCTTCGCCATCGTCAGTAGCTTTCCAAGCGCGAGTAATCATCAACGTGCAGCGCTTGTCCGAAACGCGAATATCTCGTTTGCGAAGTGCTGTTGCTTCGGAGTAGCGGATTCCGGTCTTAGACAGCACGCGAATAAATAGCTTGTAACGCTCTGGCACCGCGTCCTCGATGATTTGCAGGTCGTCCTTGGACAAATACACCGGTTCGCGCCCGTCGTTCGTGTCTGGGTCTCCTACGCCCTTTGCGACGTTCTTGGTCATGCGACCTTCGTCGACGGCGGTGTTGAAGGCGCTCGATAACAGTGCGTGCACTTCGCCCTTGGTGCGGTAAGAGAGCTCTGTGCCCACGGCGATGTTGGCGCCTTTGGCCGAGCGTAAACCGTCCATCCATTCCATGACGTGTTCCTTGGTCACTTTGTCGATGGCCATGTTGCCGAGCTTTGAGCCTTCAATGTGAAACTTTGCGCGGCTCCGATATTTCTTGACCGTGCCCGACTGAACTTTGGTCAGCAGGTCGATATGCCTGGTGACGATCTCTTGGACTTTGGGCACGCGCTTGTCGTGCATCCGTTTCACTTCGGCTGCAGCTTTCAAGCTGTTGCCGTTCGCATCCAAGAATTCCTTGAAGGTGGTCGCCCTATCTTCGTCGTCGAAGATGCGCGATGACATCTTGCCGGTGTCCTTGTTTCGGTAGACGACCCGGTAGCCCGTGCCTTTACGTCGCTCGATTGTCTGAATCGTTGCCACTTTGCCCTATGCCTTGTCTATGTTGTTCTATGTTGCGGTTAAGCATCATTTAGGCTGTTTTAAGCATCATGCAAAAAACGAAGCCCGGAATCATGCCGATTCCGGGCTTCTATAGGGTGGAGATGGGGAGAATTGAATTTCCCATATCGCCCTATTGGGCGCATCACCTAAAGCTGGCTTCCGCTAGATCTCGCGGATCTTACTTGACCTACCTCTAACCCGTTCCGACCCTTGTTGCCATTGGTAACACGTTATTCATGCGCCAGTACGCCTCGACTGCCCTTATCGGAAGATCCAGCTCCTGCGCGATGTAAAGCGGGTCCTCGCACACCGTTTCGGCATTCATGTAGTCATCGTCTTTGATGAGTAGTCTTGCCGCGAACTCGTCTGCCTTCATCTCGTTACTGGGGGTGCTTTCCCTATGACCGTGATGTGCATGCCCCAGTTCATGCGCGAGGGTGAACTTCTCCATTGCTGGCGGTAGCGACTGTTCGATGATGATCAGCTTGAGATCGTCGTAGTACACGCCGTTGCGTCCATCCAGGCTTCCATAAAGAACTCTGATGCCGTAGCTGTCGGCTACTCTCAGCAGTTTCTCCACTTCACTCCTTATGGGGCTTCCTGCGAGCCCTCCTGCTTTCGGTCTGTTTCTTCGGTGCGACCATCAGCCGCAAGACCATAGATAGCAGACGGGTCAGACACTAGTTGGCTTTCTGCGGTCATGATGACCCAGCTAAGGTTCAGCCCGAGTTCGGATGCGAATGCTTCCAGTTCTCCGATGGAGAATTTGGTGTCGCCCCGCAGTTTCGAGCTTAGGGACGGCTGTGAGATGCCGAGTTTAGCTGCGAAGCTGTTTGCGCTCAGGCGTCGCTTTGCCATTTCTCCGCGGACTACGGAGGCAATTGCCAGTTCGATATCTGAGAGCTTCTTACTAGTGGTCATGGGTTTTAGTTTAGAACAATTTCGACAGAACGCAAAGTGCGGGTTGCTTAACTAAAAGAAAACTTCTAGATTGAATGCATGGCAACTAAGAACATGCACGACGCGCTTGTTTCGGAGATCCGAGCCGAGATGGGTCGCCAGCGTAAAACCCAAACCGAACTGTCCAATATCATCCACCTCTCACAGCGTGCCACGAGCTACCGACTGAATGGCGAACGAACCATCAGCTGGGACGAAGCTTTCCAAGCAGCACAGTGGCTAGGCATCAGCCTTACCGAACTTGTCCGGCGAGCAGAGAGCAACCGCTACCACGAGGAAGCGCTGGCAGGATGACAGACCAGAAACTCCCCCACTTCCGAACTCCCGAAGCAGTCGCCCCGGAACTGGGGATGACCCCAACAGAACTTCGACGCTACTGCCGAATCTCAACTGACCATTGCACTCGACTTAGCCGGCACAAGATCATGCTGGACGAAGAGAACGTAGACGCAATCAAGGCCTACATCAAGAAGATGCAGGCAGAACCGGTTACCGATCCGGAAACCGGCAAGATCGACCCTTTCGCATGATCAGGCACCCTCGCCCCTTTGTCTGGGCAATCATTCCAATTTTGTTTCGCTTCCCCTTGGGTTCGTCCCTCGGAGTAAGGATTATTTGTCATGCCGAAAATCAGTTTGGCTTTCATGGAGAACAAGGCTCGTGAGGCTGTCCCAGAGCTTCCCCGCAGCGCTTATAAAAAGCTCGGCAAGGTCGCTTTCAAGCGGTTCCAGGGCTTCACTCGCGAGCCAACCGAACAAGAGGTCTTGGAGATGTTCAAGACCATCGTTTACGGGGATCCTACTGGCGATACAGCGGTACGGCACCTCATGAACCCCACCGAATGCGACCACCACACATCAGTAACCCGACGACTAGGAGCAGCAGCATGAGTAAGCACGTTGATATTGATCAGTTGGAACACGATATGGGTGATGCGTCGAGTGAGTACGTCAACATCCACTACACGGATCTCATCAACTTGATCGAGCGTGTGCGGGCTGGTGAACAGCTTCGTAGCGAGATCGCTGAGGTTGCAAAGAATTTCTGCTTCGTCAGCTAACCAAACAAAAAACGAAACCCACTCGTCCGAACCGAGTGGGTTTCTCATTTCCTGAGGAGGAACGATATGGAAAGCGTATCAAAACCGCTGCCGATTCCTGCGGTGTTGAACAATCACGACGAGTGGGATGAAGCTGCCCGGGCTGCTATGAACGGTTTCATTGCTCGTGGTGTTTCTTTTACTGCTGATGACCTCCGTGATGTTACTCCGGTTCCTAAGCATGCGAATTGGGTTGGCCCGTTGTTTGGTGAGTTTCAGGCTAAGGGTTTGATCCGGTATGTGGGGCATGAGCGGTCTCGTGCTGCGTCTCGTCGTGGTGGTGCTTTGGCGCGTTGGGTTGGGGTGAGCCGTCGTGGATGAACCGATGTCAACCCGCGACAACATATGCGTTGTTGGTATCGGTCTTGTTGGGGTCGGTGTACTTATAGCCTCGGTCTATTTGGTCGGGGCTTTACTCATGCTCACAGTATGGAAAATCTGATGACTGACATGCGTGCTGCTTTGGTAGCGATCCAAGAACTGCACCCCAAGGAATACGCATCGGTTGGGGATGAAGTATATGAACTCAACCCACTATGCGGAAACTGTGGCACCGCATTCCCTTGCCCGACCCGCCGCCTGGCTGACGACGCGCTGACCGCCCGCACCACCAAGAACGGAGACGCGTGATGATTCCCCGCGGACTGCTGCCCGGCACGCCAATCCGGTTCGAAGACGTGCAAGAGGGCGACGTGATCGACACCTACAGCCCAGACGGATCAACTCGAAACCGATTCCACAAGCGCATGAATCAGACCGTCCAGCAGAACGGGGTCTACTCCTGCGATCTCTACACCGACTACGACATGATCTGCCGGAACCTCGGGCTGTGGATACAGCTACGACATCGGCCCAAGAACGGAGACAACAAATGAGCAACCTACCCGGCAACCCGCACGCGGAACTAGCCGAAGATGACGTCGAATACCCAGGCGCTTGGAACGAGCTAGAAGCCGTTACCGCCTTGTTGCAGACTAGCGCCCGAGCCACCTTGGCTCTCGCGTACGAACAGCGCACCGCCAACCTGATCGCGTACATCGAAACGTTCGGTGGCGGGATTGACTACGACGATATTTGGCACGATGTCAGCACCCGACTCGGACTAGGAGACAACAAATGAGTAAGACTTTCAAGAACCGGGTGTCAGTTCGAGATTCGGAAAGCGTCTTGGAAATCACTGATACGCCCGCAGGCATCAGGATCACAGTTGGGGAGGAAGACCGCATCGTTAGCGGCTGGTTCAATCCGGTTCAAGGCGCGGGCATATCCCTGGCAATCCTCGAAGCGGCGGGGTATGGGGAAGAGGTTGTCACTGATGGTTCACCTGACGGACACATTCAGGTGGCTAAGTATTACCTGCATGAGGGTGTTAAAGCCCAGGAACGCGCTACCGCCGAAGCCAGGGAGCGGGCGGAGTTGGAAGCCGAAGCGCTGGAACTGTGCAACGCCGCGATAAGGCAAGAGGATGGTGCGATTTACGATTCGTTTAGCCAAATCCCCACCCCGGATTTGTGGCTCGCTGTTGCCCATCGTGCACGTGAGATCGCTAAGGAGGCCACCAAGTGAAGCCACAGCCCGCAACCCATGCCGGTGTGACCGTGAACCGCCACGAAACAGGGAAAGAATGCGTCGAAGCCGCTACCCGGCGCGCCAACAACACAACCATCGTCATCGGCGTGGACAGGATCGGCGGAACCCTCGCAATCGACATCGACACCCAAGGCGAAGTGCACCTGCAGGACACCGACTTGGCCAAAGACCTACGGATGATCGCCGAAGCAATCGAAATGAGCGCAGAGAAGTGAACCAGCCCCCGCTAAACCCGGACGCCATTCGTGAGCTCACCGAAGCCATTCGACTGACCGTGGAGTACGTCGGCACCGGGATGCTACCGGCAATCCCCGGCTGGTCTTGGTACGACGCCATGGTCAAGTACGCGCCTAATGATGCTGAAGTGTTGAGAGCGATGGAGCCACTCCCCGAGGCATCCGCCGCGTTGTCGGAAGTGAACACGGTGGAAGAACTCGACCAGCTGCCGGCGGGAACCATCTTGCGCGATTACGTTGGCCTCGCACTAAATAAACGAGCAACCGGTAACTGGTGGGCGACCAATGGTGACAAAGAATTGACCAGCATTGATCTGGCCGAGGAAATCGCAGACACCGCACACACTTACCGTGTGCTTTACCTGCCTGGTGAGGGGTCATGATCGGTTCTTGGTTTTGGGAGTTCATATACACCGCTTACACGCATTGGATGCACTCATGGCTATAGGAGGCCAACAATGACTGGTAAAACCCGTTCGTTTGAGCGACCAACCCTACCCGTGTTCCAAGCATCCTGTGGTGCTTGTGGATGGACAGGCCGCCAATGGTCGTTTGAAGCCATCGTCAGGGAAGAACAACAGGAACACAGGTGCGAACAATGAGCGACTACACGCCAACCACCGAGCAGGTACGTGAGCATTGGGAAAACGTTGGATTCGCTGGAACTGGCGAAGAGTTCGACCGCTGGTTAGCAACAGTGAAAGCCCAAGCGCTAAACGATGTTGCTGACCAGATGCACGACCGATTCACAGCATCATGGATCCGCGGCAAAGCACGAGAACACACGCACGGCCCTCACAAAATTGTGGGGGCCTTCGCTTTACCAGAAACCAAGGAGGCTGATCGTGGCGATCAAGGCTAACTGTTCAATCGACGGTTGCGAAAAGCCGCAAATCGCTCGCGGATGGTGCCATACGCATTACAAGCGGTGGAGTTCTCACGGGTCTGATGCGGAAATGGGCGCATCACTGCAACGCGACTATGACCCCGAAAAAGCGTTTCTTTCGAGGATTGCCCAAACCGTTTCGTGCACAAACTGGACAGGATGGATATCCCCGAGCGGTTACGGGAAGTTCAAAACTGGGGGCAAGTCAATCTTCGCTCACAGATACGCGTGGGAAAGAGCGAACGGACCAATCCCTGAAGGTATGGTCATCGACCACGCTTGCCATAACACTGCATGCGTCAACGTCGATCACCTCCGCCTGGCCACTCAGACAGAGAACACGCGAAATCTTGCTGGTCCTAAATCAACCAACAAGCATAGCGGTGTTCGAAATGTCGGCCGGATGGGAGATCGGTGGCGCGTTCGAATTACCAAAGATGGAACAGTTCACCATTTCGGCTGCTTCGACAATATCGAGCAGGCCAGCAAGGTCGCAGAAGCTGGTCGAAAGAAACTATTCGGTGAGTTCGCTGGAAGGGGATAAGGAAATGGGAATCAAGATATACGAGGATCTGCCGCAGGGCGAACAGGAATGGTTGGAAGCGCGTGCAGGCTTAGTTACCGCCTCCACCGTAGGGAACCTAATCGCAACCGCAACAGCTTCAGCAATCGAATACCGTTGCCCCAAATGCGACGCACTTCACGGCACCCCCTGCTACGGAGTCAAGGGCGACCCAATCAAGACCATTCACCCGGAACGCTCCGAGTATGCTCGAAACAACCCCGTGACCCGACTAGTGCCATCGACCGGGGACACAGCGAAAACACTCATGGACACGCTGATCGCTGAACGGATCACCGGCCACGTAGAGCCCCTACCCATGAACAAGGCCATGGAACGCGGCGTCCTCGACGAACCCTACGCCCGAGCAATCTACGCTGACACCCACGCGCCAGTGACAGAAGTCGGGTTCATCACCGAAGACAAGCACGGGTTCATCTTGGGCTACTCACCGGATGGTCTTGTTGGTGATGATGGCTTGATTGAGATCAAGTCACGCGATCAGAAATCGCAGCTGCGAGTATTCCTGCGCGATGAGGTGCCAGCTGCGAACATGGCGCAGTTGCAGTGCGGCCTACTCGTTACGGGACGCAAATGGATTGACTACGTTTCCTACTGCGGCGGAATGCCACTCTACGTGAAGCGTGTCCAACCAGACCCTGAATGGTTCGCAGTGATCCTCGAAGCAGTTAGCGCTTTCGAGAAGACAGCGACCGAAACAATCAGCCGATACCTCGATGCGGTAGCGAACAGACCCGCTACCGAACGCATCGACCACTTCCCAGAAACGGAGTTCACGTTCTAATGGACATTTCAGCAGCACTCGTTGCCAAGAGTGACCAGCTCAACGCTTCAGACCTGACCGGCGCGCCAGTCGTTGCCACCATCAAGAATGTTCGACCAGGCGACCGAAACAAGCCGGTCATCATCGACCTAGCCGGCATGGACGGCAGGCCGTGGAAACCATCCAAGGGCATGCTAAGGGTGCTGTCCTACCGTTGGGGCACTGAAACAGATGCGTGGATTGGCCGGCTCGTGAAGCTCGTCAACAACCCTGAAGTTATTTATGCCGGCGAAAAGGTTGGCGGTGTTGAAGTCGTCGCCATGTCGCACATTGACGCGCCGTTCACCATCCCGGTTCGGATCAGTCAGAAGAAGGTCAGGCAGCATCATGTTGATGTGTTGTCTGAGCCGGTGACTGAGCCGTGGGTGGCGCAGTGGCAGGCGATCAGCAACGCGTTGGCGCAGGCCGGCTATCAGGGTGATGGTCCGGCGATGCTGGCACATGCTGGGCAGATTGTTGGTGCTCAGTGGGATCATCCGAACAAGATCAGCGCTGAGGACGCGCAAAAGATCCTCGCAACCGTACGAGAAGACAACAACGAAGAAGGTAAGTAAATGGGTCAGACAGCTTTTCACGGGAACCTTGGCAAGATTCACGGCCTGAAGTTCTCTAACGACGGCAAGCCACGCATCAGCTTCTCAGTTGGTGAGGGGCACTCGAAGTTCAACAAGCAGACCAACCAGTGGGATAAGACGGGCACTACTTGGCGCAACGTCACCGTGTTTGGTAAGCGCGCCGAGGCGTTGGCTGAGGTTCTTCAGGAGGGCGCTAAGCAGCAGTTGGTTGTGATTGGTCGTGAGGAGACTCGCGAGTATGAGCACAACGGTGAAAAGCGAGAAAGCCTGGATTGTATTGCGGACATTGTTGGCATCGTTCCTAGCGCACAGCAGAGCGCCGGTAATGGTTTCCAGGCACCACCGCAGCAGGTTACTCCGCAGCCGAATGGTGGGGGTTCTTGGGCTGGTACTCCGGCGCAGGATCCTTGGGGTACTCAGTCGCAGCAGAACCCGGCTCAGGGCAACGGTGGCGGCTGGGGCAACCCGGGCGATGACCAGTCCCGTCCGCCTTTCTAGCCGTTATCCACACCTAATCAACAAGCGCTAACCCAAACCGGGTAAGCGCTATTTCTATGCCCAGAAAGGCAAATCATCATGGCTGAAAACTACATCAAAGCCGAGATCGTAACCCCACCAAACGACGCCGCAGGCTGGGTCGGCAAGGTGTTCACTGCGTTCTTCTTGCTGGCGTTCCGAACCCTCATCCTGTGGTGGTTCTTCGCAGCATGGTTCCCACAGTTCGGACTCACTTACTGGCAGCTCGTACTGCCGGTGTACGCCGCACGCTGCATCTTCGGAAATCCCGGCATCATTCCGCGAGTGCTGAAGAAGTAAGCCGATCTAAAACAGGTCGGATTCTCTGATTCCTAGAAAGGGATTAACCATGGCATTACAACTGAAGTTCCGTAAGAAACCAGTGACCATCGAAGCGCAGCATTGGGACGGCAAGCCTGAATCGGCAACCCTGATTATCAATTGGATCCTATCGAACGGCGGGTCGGCCCACTTTGCCTGCTCACAGCCGGACTCTGGGCCTTGCAAGCCTGAGAAGCCTCACACGATAGCAATCTCCACGTTAGAAGGCTCAATGCACGCGAGCCCTGGCGACTGGATCATTCGTGGTGTGCAGGGCGAGTTCTACCCGTGCAAGCCGGACATCTTCGAGGCTACTTACGAGTCAGCCAACGAGTAACACCTAAGCCCCATCATCGGGGCTTTTTTCATGCACCAAACACGGGGCTGGTTTCACATCTTGGGGGTGAGGAACCAGTCCCAAACCACAACCAAAGGACACACATCTTGAACGCGATCACCGTACACACCACCACCAACTGCCAGCAGTGCCGAGCCACCAAACGAAAGCTCGACCAAGCAGGCATCCAATACAACACCATCGACGTATCCCAGCAGGAATACTCCGACCTCGCAGACGCAATCCGGGCACGCGCCGACGAACTGGGCACCGCACCGATCATGCCCTACGTGACCATCTACGACCCACACAACAAACTCATCTCCGAATGGTTCGGATTCAACCCAACCAAGATCAACGAGGCGGTGAACTAACCATGGCCGAATACAAAGGCAGAGAACGAACCCACTGCGCATCATGCGCCCGACCATTCCGCAGCCGAACCCAAACAGTCAAAGACAAACCAGGAAGCGCTCTCTACGGCGCGCATGGGCTTTGCAAAAACTGTCACAGGCGAGTGCGAAAAGAACAGCGAGCATACAACACGCCAATGCCCACCGCCGAACAGCTAGAGGGCAAAGCGCGAGAAGACAAGAAAAACCTTGACTCGTTCCTATCCCGGATACGTGCGCAAGGCCAGAAAAATCAGCGTCAGGCACGTCAGCGGATGGTGATCCGATGAACGAGTGTTGCGCTGATTGCCGAGGATCCGCACCCTATTTCGTCTGCAGACGACGGAGTAGCTGCACCTGCCACGACTGGCTAACCACCCTCGCCAAACAAACCCCAAACAACCTCCCATGGGCTGATCACACAGCCAACACAGCAATAGGAAGAACCAAATGAGCGACCCAGTAAACCACCCGGCACACTACGGCGGCGACACCACGTACGAGGCCATCAAAGTCATCACCGCCTGGGGTCTCGGTTTCGACCTCGGCAACGTCACCAAATACGTTGCACGCGCCGGCAAAAAGGATCCCACCAAAGAGTTGGAAGACCTCCGCAAAGCACGCTTCTACCTCGAACACCGAATCAACGAACTGGAGCAGAAAAAATGACCACCGAATACACGCCAAACCTGGAAGAAGTTCGGGAGAACTACGGATGGAACGGACACGATTCCTACATCGAATCCAACCGAGAAGCCTCCAAAGCCAAGTTCGACCGATTCATCAATCAATACCGCGCCGAAACGAAAGTTGAAGCGCTCGAAGAAGCTGCTGTCGACGCATTCAACGACAAGAAAATCAAAGGCCTTCAACGCGTGTTGATCGGCAACTGGCTCCGTAATCGCGCTGCCCAGCTGAAAGAGAGCAAGTAATGAACCGGTATCAGGAAGCTTTGAAGCGTGACCATGACGGTGCTGTAGAGGCTCTCATGGATGCGTATCACGCTTACGGGCAGTACCCGAACAATGAGGAACGATTCCTCATCAACACCATCGTCACAACCTACATCGGCGCACCACTGTCCTGCGCGCAGATCACCGAGGCGTTGGCGACCTGCCATGACATCCACTACCGGCGCACGACCAAGCCCAACCTCATGTATCACGGGAACGAGGTCATGCCAGAAGACGAACTGTATTCGGACGCTCTAGCCGACTACGAACACGACAACGAACTCACGTTGTACCGAATCATCCAACAAGCAACCAAGGAGTAAAGCCCATGGCACGCGACAGGGCGAACATCAACACCAACATCTGGACTGATACACACTGGCGCTCACTCACCCGAGATCAGCACTGGCTCTACGTCATGCTCCTAACCCACACCGAACTTTCCTACGCAGGAGTTACGGACTGGCGGCCAGGGCGACTAATGCAGTTCGCAGCAGGAACCTCGAAGGCTGACATTGAACGTCTCGGACAAGAGCTACAAGCGGAACGGTTCATCTTCATCGATGAAGACACCGAAGAAGTCATGATCCGGTCATTCATCCGGCACGACGGGCTTCTGAAGAACCCGAAGATCACCGTTTCGATGGTCAACGCATACGGTGCAATTGCTTCGAACAAGATCCGGGAAGTGTTCGTTCACGAGCTGAAGCGCTTGCATGATGAACAGCCAGATTTGAAGGCCTTCGAAAACACGAAAGTGATCGCGCTGTTGAAGAATCCAGCTCGCCCAATGCAGGAGTTTACCCAAGGGTTTACCCCAAGCATTTTGGACGATTTACCCCAAGCTTTACCCCAAGGTTTAGGGGAAGGTTTACCCCAAACGCAGGGCAAGGCCTTCCCCCTGCCTACTACTACAGCTACTACTACATCTTCTAAAGAAGATAGAGAGGGCTCGCACGCTTCGCCCGCCCCTCCCAAAAAGCGGGGATCAAGGATCACTGAAGGATGGATGCCGAAACCAGAAACAGTCTCGGCTCTCGGCAAAGAATTCCCTCACATCGACCAAAAACTCGAACACCGGAAATTCATTGATCACTGGATAGCCGAATCAGGATCCAAAGCATCAAAGCTCGACTGGGAAGCAACCTACCGAAACTGGATCCGACGAGCAGCCGAATACAACCCAGCACCACAAACCAACCAGCCACTCAAAGGCTTCGACTTCTAGGAAGGAGACCAAACCTTGGAACACACCCACACAGTCGAACGATCAATCATCGGAATGATCATCAACACCCGCGGCGGAATCATCTCCCAGATGACACTCGACCCCGCAGACTACGCCTCGAAACAATACGAGGTCATCCACCGGGCAGCGTTGACGATGTACAACGAACGCAGGGGCATCAGCCAGCTCACGCTAGAGAACGAGCTGCGAGGCAACGAGTTCAGGGTGGATCCGCTAACCATTCGTGAAGCAGCACAAGAACTACCCGACTACGACAACATCGAAGTCCTCGAAAACATTGTTTCGGAAGCAGCTACACGTCGCAGGCTCATGGCAGTGTTCCAAGGCGCACAGCAAGCCATCGCATCACCAGTGGACATCGGCGACACCGTAGAAGAAACACGGCTCAGGATCACCGACGCGGTGGCAGGCTCCAAAGGCCCCAAAGTGTCATTCCTTGCTGACGATGTAGACGAGATCATCGCCAGCCTGGATGAGGTACACAATTACCCGGCAACACCCTGGGCAGACCTCGACGACATCATCGGAGGACTACGCCCCGGAAACGTGTACGTCGTCGGCGCACGACCCGGCGTAGGCAAATCAGTCCTCGGCATGCAATTCGCGCAAGCCATGGAAGCCAACGGCGCAGTACCATTCATCAGCCTCGAAATGGGCAAAACCGAAATCGGCAAACGGCTCATCGCCAACGAAACCGAAATCAGTCTCTCCCGCGTCGACTCAGGCAACCTCCACGACCGCGAACGCAACATCATCGCAGAATGGCGGGCACGACGAATCGAACAAGGGCGCATCGCGATCCTCAACGAATCACTCACCATGTCGCAAATCAAAAAGTTCATTCACAACGTCAACCGCAGGCAGAAAATCAGCGGCATCGTCATCGACTACCTGCAACTAATCAACTCACCATCCGGTGACCGCCGGCCACGGCACGAACTGATCGCTGAAGCATCCAGGCAGGCGAAAATGCTCGCCGTTGACTACGGGGTTCCGCTCATCCTGTTGTCGCAGGTGAACCGAAACAGCACCCAAAACGACGACCCACCCAAGATGAGCGACCTGCGCGAATCCGGTGCCATCGAACAAGACGCATCAGTGGTAATCCTCCTGCACCGGGCAATCAACGGGCAGGACGAAGAAGCAAAAACGAAACTCATGGTCGGAGTCGCCAAGAACCGTCACGGCCGCACAGGATCGTTCGAGCTCGAATTCAAGGGTCATTATCAGAAAGCGGTGTAAACCATGATCACCATCGAACAAGTGCAAGGCATGGGACGCGAACAAGCCCGTGAGTTGATCCCGCGGTTGCATGAGCAGCACGACTACATCGCGTGGTCTGAGCGGAAAGAGTTCTTCCAGCCGTTCGCGTACAGCCCATCGAAACCAATCCCACCAAAGTTCGGCTGGCCAGACCTGCCAACCGACAAACACCAAATCGACGTGATGCTGATCGTCTGCCTCGAAAAAGTCGGATCCGATGTAGTGCACATCAGTCAGGTCATGGACGAATACCTAGACCACCTAGAACACCAAGCCACTCTCAACGAGGGTGGCCATTCTTTTGCCACAAACCAGGAGGACCAGTGACCGAGATTTATGTGAAAGCGCCCGCTGAGTTCATCAGCGCGAACAAGCGTTACCACCGCATGGTCAAGGCGAACCTGACGAAGCAATGGCGTCTAGCTGGTTTCGTTGCAGCTCGCAGCATGGAACCGATGCCAACGCCGGTCCGCATCGTGGCACACATTTTCAAGCCACGACGAGGCCGGTTCGACCCGAACAACCTGGCCGACACGACGAAGGCTGTCGTGGACGGGTTCGTGGAGGCTGGATTGCTGGTCGATGACAGCTTCGACCACGTGCAAGGACCCGATCACAGGTACGGCGGGAAAGGCGAACCAGGGATCGTGTTCGCGTTCGAACCGATGGAAGCCGTCTGGGAACGCCTACGCAACGCCCTGTAGCGCCTAGCTGCCCAGCAGCGGGCAAATACTCGTCCAACACTTTTCCAGCGCCTCCAAGGGCGCTTTATTCATTCCAGGAGCAAACATGCCCGACGAACTGAACTTCAACGTGCCAATCCGGCTGAACTCATTCGGGGAAACCATCCGACGCATCGAAGCCGAACGCATGGCCGAAGCCGAGAAAGCCGTGGCGAACGGCTGGACAGAACAAGACCACCCCGCTAAGTGTTGCCCAACCGAAAAGACCACCCAACCGAAACGTGGTGGCCGGCCAATAGAAGAACTCCACCGCCTCCACGGCAGGGCACAAGAGAACGCATCCTACTGGGCTGATCGTGCGCGCCTATTGCAGGAAGAACTAGAACGCATCGACAGAGACCGCCCCAAGTTCGACCACGGAACCATGCAGGTCGCACTCAAGACCCGGCAAAAAGGCATGAACCGAGAAACCCAACTATGGAAAAACACCGTACACGCGAAAGAACGCGCCGCACACTACCAGCGACTCACCAAGAAATACCAAGACCAGATCACCAAGCGCTCCTAACCGGGCGCTATTTTCATACCCGAAAGGCAACACCATGAGCAATTGGAAACTAGGCGACCGAGTAAAAATCAGCCACCGCCTGAACAAGCAGACCTGGGACCCGGAGACGTACGAGAGATTCACTGTCGAGCCAACTCGTCGATCCAGTGATCCGATCTCGGGTCGCACGGAGAAACGCTGGGTGCCAAATCCGTTTGAGGCTGAGGGCGTGATCGTTGGTCATCGAACCGTCCAAAACAACTGGGTCGACAGCGCCGGCGAATACCTGAACTACGCCGTCCCGACCAAGTACATCAGCGCCTACCTCGTCGCCTACGACCTCCGCAAAAACCCCGTCTACGTCCTCCCCGGGCACATGGAGCGCACCCCATGACCCGCCGTCCGCAAGGCCACCCAGCCCGCACCAACCGGGACGAACTCACCGTCGAAATCGAACGTCTCGCAACACGCGTAACCAAACTAGTCCCACAAATCATCCGCAGCGCCACCTACGACCCAGAAGACGTAGTGGTAGCAAAAGCCGCATCCATCGGCCTACTTCACCTACTAGCAGTGGCATCAGGCAAGCCAACTCCCGCCGAAATCTACGGCCACGGCAAACACGGATACCACCAAGCAAAGGAAACACCATGACCGCACGAGCAATGGGATCGCACCACTCCGCACGAGCCGAAACAACGACATGGCTAACCCCGCCACACATCACACAAGCCCTCGGACACTTCGACCTAGACCCATGCGCAGCCCCCAACTGGCCAACCGCAAAACGTCACATCATCCTTCCTGAAGATGGATACGAAGCCGAATGGAACGGGCGCGTATGGCTCAACCCGCCCTACGGAATGGAAGCGTGGAAATGGCTGGACAAACTCGCCGCACACGGTCAAGGAACCGCCTTGATCTTCGCCCGCACCGAAACGGCCGGGTTCGTCGAACAAGTCTGGAACAAAGCAACAGCAGTCAAATTCCTGCATGGCCGGCTCCACTTCCACAAGCCAGACGGAACACGCGCAAAAGCGAACAGTGGAGCGCCATCAGTCCTCGTTGCCTACGGATTAGCCGACGCAGTGCAACTCGCATCTTCCGACATCCCAGGCACTTACTTGCAGCTGCGGAGCGATCGATGAGCCACTACACGATCACCGAGCACCTTGGCACCCACTGCCTCATGCTTGGTACCCAACTCATCGCACAAGCCACAGACCGGGCAACACTCGAACGAATCCGCGCCGGCCTCGAACACCGCCACCCAGACAGGAAAAACAATGCCACGTAAGAAGTCCTTCAACATCAAAATGATCGGCCGCGAATACGGCGGACAAGACGACGTACCCCGCAGCTACACCCAGTCCATGGTCAAGTTCCGCCAGCACCCAGACGGGCGGATCGTTCGCATGGTCAACCGCGACCATCCATACATGCGCCTAGACCAAGGCAAACCCCTCATCCACCACGGAAAGGCCAAACGATGAAAGCAATCGGCGAATTCAGCATCATTCTCGGATGCCTATACGGCTTCTACCTACTCATCGGCAAAGAGCCGAACGTCGAAGGCTGGTGGATACATATCGGCCTCGGAGCAATCGCTTACAGCATCGGAGCATCGTTCGAAAACCGGCAAAAGCACCAGCGCGAACAAAAAGCCCTAAAAGACATGCAAGCCGTAGTCGATAGGCACGAAAAGTGGAGAAAGGAACGAGGACTATGACCACCAGGAAATTGTGCGACTCAATCAGCACCCAAGGAACTTTCACCACCGCCGAACTACGAGCGGTACTCGAAGGCAAACCAGACAACGCCAAAGTCAACATCGAGACATTTCGCGGCGACCCACGCGACCCCCGCGAGGCCGGATACAAGAAAACAGTTATCACCGTCGAATGGGAAGTGGAGATATGAGCCAACGATTCACTGACGCAGAACTCGCCGCAGAGTTCTGGTTCGCAACAGGTGAATTCAACGCCGGAACCGAAGGACTAAACGCCGAATGGTTCGGAGGCGAAACCCGATTCACCCGCAACGACGAACTACGAGCACAAGCTCAAGTTGAAACCTTGAAACGCTTCGCCATGCTCCCACACGCGCAGGATGAACCGGGATCGCATGTCTTCCAATGCAAGAACTGTGCCGAACGCTGGGAAACAGACGACGAGAAAAGGTTGAACATTTTCGCCCGAAACCACCAATACCTCGCGCACGACTACTGGAAGGAAAACCAGTGATCCTCGCTATCGTCGGATGCCTCATCGCCACACTCGCCATCATCACCGCACTACTCGCCATCGCCTGCGTCCAACCCGAACCCACCAAACCAAAACCTTGTGAAAACAAGTACAAGGACAAACCATGAACCAACGCCGCGGAGGATGCCCAACCACCGGCAAAGCAATGTTCTGGACCCGCGACCAAGCCAAACAATTCAAACGCCGCCACGAATACCGCAACCTCACCATATTCAAATGTGCTGACTGCGGATACTTCCACCTCGGCGGCAACCACGGCGAACAATCCAGACACGCACACCGCAACGGAATCGGCATGACACCAATCCCCGAAGCCGCACGAATGCTCGCCGTCTCCCAACAAGTCATCCGCCTCATCATCCAATCAGGCAAAGCACACGGAGACAGCGACAACATCCGAACCACAGACCTAACCCAACTACAAGAAGCGATGTACCGAACATGAACATCACCGCAAAAGAACTCTACGGAAAACCAGCGCGTGACTACAGGTCGCTATACGAAGCAGCAAAAGTGATCTTAGAAATCCGCGAACACGAACTGATCCAAGCTTTAGGCCACTGCGACAACTCCAAGTGCAACCTGCATCGGAGACATGTTGGACAGTGCAACACCCCAATCACCATCCAGGAGGGGCAGTGAGCAAGACGCGCACCACAGCAGGCGAACTCATCGCCATGCTCAGCGAACTAGAACCAAACACACACGTCTACGTCGACATCGGCTCCCACGACTGGGAAGAATCAGACGCAATCGAACTCCGCACCACACAAGGGAGCGTCTACGGTAACAAGCGCAACGGCGACGTGCACCTCGCCGGACTAACAGCCGAAGACGTGGAATGGCGCAACACCATCGAAGGAGAAGCGCTGTGACCCTACGTTCTCTCGCGCAAGAACTATGCGAACCGCACCTAACCATGATCGGTGAACGCATCGGCAAAGTACCTGGACTCATCGCCGAACTCAGGGAAGCAGTTAGTGGGTCATCGGACACCGGAAGCGGTGGCAGCAGTTCCAAGGCACGCATCCTCGTAGACGCATCAGCCCTAGACCTACTCAACGACATCACCGACGAAGTCCGCATCGCCTACGCCAACCGATACCAAGATGCAGCACCAAACCTCGAACAATGCATCACCAAAATCAGTCAGGACACACACGAACCAGACTGGGAAACAACACTCGAAGGAATACTGAAATGGGCTAAGGATGAGATCGATACATACCTTCGCCCAAAGAAACTACGCAGACTCGACGGCGTAACCTGCCCCTCCTGCGGACAAGCAACCTACAGCGAAGACCGACTCACCGCACTCTACGTAGACTGCTGGGCAGACAACGACAACCTCAAACCACACCAAGAATGGAGCGTCGAATGCAAAGCCTGTGAAACGCACTGGACAGGAACAAACGAAATCAAATGGGTACTAGTTGCACTGACCGCGAGCACCTGTTAATCTGGTACCAGCTGCGGATACGTGTACCCACAGTCAGAAGCTTCAACCAAAAGGTTGGGGCTATTTTTTATGCCCTCGAACAGGGCAGACCCCCGGACGCTGGCCACCGGGCGAACAAGCCAGCACCCCCAGCGCAGACCTTCCCCCAATGAAGTGTGCGCAACAAGCCGTGCAGACCCTCGGTGGACACCGAGACTGCACGCAACGGTTCCTTGCGAGGAACCAGCGCTGTAGCTCAGCAGTAGAGCAGGTCTTCGAAAACGGACTTGGACGCAGGTGCAATTCCTGCCAGCGCACGACCGTCCGACCGGAACACGGAGGACGACCACACCCGCGAAGATAAAGCCGGAGACCTTGGGCCGGACGCAGCGGGCAATGACCATTAGCTCAGCAGGCAGAGCACCTCACTGTTAATGAGGACGTCGCAGGTTCGAACCCTGCATGGTCAGCCAACACAAAGACCCAACAACCATTGGGGTTGAGGTGCAGCAACTGGACTACACCAACGCCGGGCCCCGGCAGACCGGACACTACCGGGGCCTAGCAATAAGCCCGTATGGTAAGGGTATGAACAACACTCGCATCGACTTCTACAAGCCAAACCGGTACGTACTCACATGCAGATACTGTGGACAAATCAGTGAGAACACAGGCGACGATGACCTTCTCACTTACTTACAGCGCGACCACGAAGAGTCTTGCCCAGGTCCACAAGCACCATAGAACAAGCAAAGCCCATCACCCTCACAGGTGGTGGGCTTTACTCATGCGCCAAGGCGGTGAACATGGCAACAGAGCGCAACAAGAACAACGCACAACGCTTCCGCAAAGTCATCGCCAAAACAAAAGCCAACTGCCACATCTGCGGCAAACCAATCGACTACACACTCCCACACCTAGACCCAGGCGCATTCGTAGTAGACCACATCAAACCCCTCAAACTAGGCGGCACCGACACACTCAACAACACAGCCGCAGCACACCGCGAATGCAACTCCAAAAAACGAGCCCGAGCCTACGCACCAATCATCCGACGCTCCGGCTCACTCCAATAAACACCACGGGGGGCACCCCCTACAGCCCAGCCCCCAAGCCCTCCGGGGTCAGGAAGAATCTCTCCCCGACATTTTTTCCACCAACGCTTTTTCAGAATCGAGGTGTTTCGTTATGGCTGATCGACCTTCTTTGAGGGCGGTTTCTGATGGCGAGAAGCCATCGAAGCCGGCGAAGACGTTGACGGTTTCTGAAGCGGCTAAGGGTGGTTCGGCTCGTGATCTGCTGGTTGCTACTCGTGACCGTATTGCCTTAGCTGTTGAGAATGAATCGACTCCTGCCCGTGATCTCGCTGCTTTGACGAAGCGGTTGATGGAGACGGTTCGGGAGATTGAGGCGATTGATGCACGGGCCTTGGAAGAGGGGTCTAGTGAAGAAGTCACCGACGGGGAGTTCGACGCAGAAGCGGTCTGATGCTCCGAAGTTGTCTGAGGTTGCGCGTGAGTTGGTGATCCCGAAGGGGATTGTGACTACGGCGTGGCCGCGGGTTGTTGCGAAGTGCGCTGAGATGGGCGTGAAGTTCGATTCGTGGCAGCACGGTATCGGCATGGTTGCTTTGGGTAAGCGCAAGGATGGGAAGTACGCGGCCACTGTGGGTGGCGTGGTGCTTTCGATTCCGCGGCAGGTCGGCAAGACGTTCCTGGTCGGCATGATCATCATTGCGTTGTGTGTGATTCACCCGAATTTCAAGGTGTTGTGGACTGCGCACCGTACCCGTACTGCGTCGATGACTTTCACTTCTTTGCAGGGCATGGTCCGTAAGAAGAAGATTTGGCCTCATGTGCTGGCGATTCGTACGTCGAATGGTGAGCAGGAGATCCGTTTCCGTAATGGTTCGGTCATCATGTTTGGTGCTCGCGAGCAGGGCTTTGGTCGTGGTTTCGATCAGGTCGATATTGAAGTTTTTGATGAGGCGCAGATCCTCACGGAGAAGGCGCTGGAAGATATGGTGCCGGCTGCGAACGCTTCGAAGCATGAGGCCGGTGCGTTGCTGTTCTTCATGGGCACGCCGCCTCGCCCGTCGGATCCTGGTGAGGAATTCAGCAATCGTCGGGCTAAGGCGAAGTCTGGCAAGTCTACGGACATGGTGTACGTGGAGTTGTCGGCTGATGATGATGCTGATCCTGATGATCTTGAGCAGGTTTCTAAGGCTAATCCGTCGTTTCCTCATCGGACGCCGGTTGAGTCGATTCTGCGTATGCGGGAGAACTTGACTGATGATGATTCGTTCAAGCGTGAAGCTTTGGGCATTTGGGATGCTGAGGATTCTTCACGGGTTATCGATGAGATCTCGTGGAACCGTGCTGCTGATCCTGCGTCGATGGCTATTGAGCGGTTGACGATTGCCCTCGATGTTCCTCCTAGCCGTTCTAACGCGTCTGTGTCGCTGTCTGGGCAACGTCCTGACGGGCGTTGGCATGTGGAGCTTGATGACACTCGTAAGGGCGTTGATTGGGTGATCCCGTGGGTGAAGTCCCGTGCGGAGAAGAACCGTTTGCATGCGGTCGTTGCCGATGAGATGTGCGGCCTTGTGGAGGAACGCAAGGGTAAGCATTATCTGATCGGCACAGACATTGTCGTGACTTTGGCCGCGGCGGAAGGGCGTGACATGTCGATTGCGTGCGCGAAGTATTACGACTGCATTGTGGATGGGTCGCTGTTCCATGTTGATCAGCCGCAGGTTAATACGGCGTTGTCGGTGGCGACGAAGCGTCCTCTGGCTGGTGGTTGGGCGTGGAACCGTAAGGATGCCGCGTCGGACATCACGCCGATTGTTTCTCAGACTCTTGCCCTGTGGGGCGCTCAAAATGACAACGTGAATCGTCCTCAGCGGCGTTCTGGCGGCAGGAAGGCTGTGGTGCTTTGACGTACGAAATGATGACCGTGCCTGGCCTGACTGAATCTGAGAATGACACTCTGAATCGTCTTGCTGAAAAGTTGGTCAGTAAGCAGGATCGCAACCTTTTGCGCGCTTCATACTATGACGGTAAGCGTGCAGCGAAGATGGTTGGAACCGTCATCCCGCCACAGTATTCACAAATTGGCTTGGCTCTCGGTTGGGCTGCAAAGGGTGTGGACGGTCTAGCGCGTCGTTGCAACTTGGAGCAGATGATCTGGACCGATGGGGACCTTGACTCACTTGGCATGAAAGAGCTGACGGATAGCAATTTCTTGCTGTCTGAGATTTCTCAGGCCGAAACTGATTCTTTGATCAATGGCGTCTCGTATCTGATTACCACAAAGGGTGATGAGTCGGCCGGCGAACCGAAGGCTTTGGTTCACACTAAAGATGCGCTGAACGCGTTTGGCGAGTGGAACGCTCGAACTCGCAAGCTGGATAATCTGCTTTCGGTTACTGACCGCGAGAATGGCAAGATTTCCGGCTTTGTGCTGTACCTGAACAATTTGACCATCAGCGCCGAGAAGAGCGGCGGCCTGTGGAAGGTTGACCATTCGGAGCATAGTTACGGCGTTCCTGCCGAACCATTGATTTACCGGCCTCGTGGTTCGCGTCGGTTGGGCCGCTCGCGCATTAGTCGTCCTGTGATGTCATTCCAGGATTCGGCGTTGAAGTCCTTGGTTCGCATTGAGGCTCACATGGACGTCTACACGATTCCGAAACTGATCCTCCTTGGCGGCGATGACTCGATTTTCAAGAATGCCGATGGAACCGCGAAAGCTTCGTGGCAGTTGGCCCTTGGGCGCGTCTTCGGTATTCCTGACGATGAAGAAGCGGCCCCCGGCAATGAGCGCGCTGATGTGAAGCAGTTCGATGCGCAGTCGCCCGAGTCTCATTTGGCGCAGTTGAATGCTCTGGCGAAGCTGATGGCACGTGAGACGGATCTTCCTGATTCTGATTTCGCGTTGACTGACATGGCTAACCCGACTAGCGCGGACGCTTACAGCGCATCACGAGAGAACCTTATCGCTGAAGCTGAAGGCGCGATGAATGATTGGTCGGTGTCGATTCGTCGTACCGTTACGCGTGCTTTGGCAATGCAGAATGGCGAGGTTTCGATCCCGGATTCTTGGCGTTCGATTGATACGAAGTGGCGTTCGCCTGTGTATTTGTCGAAGGCTGCTGCGGCTGATGCTGGTTCTAAGCAGTTGGGCGCGGTGCCTTGGCTCGCTGAGACGGAGGTTGGGCTTGAGCTTCTGGGGTTGGATGAGCAGCAGATTCGTCGTGCGATGGCTGAGAAGCGTCGTGCGGTTGGACGCGAGGTGGTTCTAGGAACCCTGGCTAAGGCGGTTGCTGATGGTAACGGCGAGGGAGTCTAAGGCGGCGCTAACGCTCGTTACAACGGCGAGCGTTAGCGCTGTGGTGTCTTTGTTCAATGAAACGTACGCACAGCCTGAGGCGCAACGTGCGGCCCTGCTAGAGGCGGTTCCTGGTGCCATTGAGTATTACGCGTACGGTGCTGCGGCGTTGGCTGCTGATTTCTACGACGATGAGCGTGAAAGGGAAGCCGCGCCGAAGCTATACATTGCCGAGCCGGTGATTGCTGATCGCGTGGTGAATATTCGTCGGGCGGTGGCTTGGGCTTCTGAACCTCTGTTCACGGATGATACGGCTGGTTCGGTGTCTCGCTTAGCTGAGGTCGTCTCATTGGAGACTGCCCGGCCTTACCGTGACACGATTCTGACTAATCGACGGAGGGATCCTTCTGCGGTCGGTTGGCGGCGTATTACGCGTGGTGCTAAAAGTTGCCGGTTTTGCCGGATGCTCGCGGATCGTGGCGCTGTCTACATGGATTCGACAGCGCGTTTCGCAGCTCATTCGGCCTGTCAGTGCACGGCTCAGCCGGTGTTCTCATCGAGTGATTTCGGTGAGGAAGCCAGCGTCATGCAATACATGGCCAGTAAGCGTAAGCGTTCAGCGTTGCAGAAAGAGCAACTACGCAACTACTTGGACGAGCACTTCCCAGAAGGCCGCGCCAAGTCGTACACGCCGCAAACGGCGAAGCTGAAATCCGCGGGCTTGAGTGCTGAGGATAAGCAGGTTCGGCTACGCGCCCAGCTTTCCTCTCTGGAAAAGTCGTTGCCTAACCTGCGTGATCGTGCTGCTGCTGGCGAGGATCTTTCGCAGGCGATCAAGTGGCAAGAGAACCGCATTTCTGTCCTGCGCACTGAGCTGGGCAAGTAACAAAGTTTCCCCATGTGGGGTGAGCGCTACGGTCGCGCTTCAAGACCGGTCAAACGATGTCCGACGGGACAGAAACGGGGAAATCCGATGAGTGAAAATCAGAATTCAAACCCTGCTGGCAACGAGCCGAACAATGCTGGTGAGCCGAAGCCGGGAGAACAGCTTACGGGCAAGACGTTCACCCAGGCAGACGTTGACCGCATCGTGCAGGATCGTCTCGCGCAGCAGGCGAAGAACAAGTTCGGCGATTACGACGCGTTGAAGACGAAGGCTGGGGAATCCGCCTCGTTGGAAGAACGTCTCGTTGGCTTGGAGACTCGTGCGCAGAAAGCTGAGCAGGACGCGTTGCGCGCCACTGTCGCCGCAGCGCATGGGATCAGCACGAAGAAGGGCGACAAGGGCGAGCCTTCCGACGCTGACCTATTCCTCACCGGAACCGATGAAGCAACGCTCAAGGCGCAGGCTGAACGCCTCGCTGGACGGGCAGCCGAGCAGAAGAAGCACGGCAACTTTGCTCCGAACGAGGGCAAATCTACCAACGCTCCCAAGGCTGATCCGAAGCTTGAATGGCTTCGCTCGGTCAACGGGTCGAACGCCTAATAGGAGGCAACTAAATGGCTGCATTGACCAGCTCTGATCTGTTTCTGCCGACTCAGATCGTAGATGGCATCGTGGAGAAGTCGAAGACTAGCTCCACCATTGCCGCACTGTCCGGCCAGGAGCCGATGCGCTTCGGTAACGTCAACATCGTCACCTTTGACGATGACCTGACTGCCGAATTCGTTGAGGAATCTGGTGCGAAGTCCGAAGACTCGGCTAAGCCGAGCTCGGTAATCGCCCTTCCGCGTAAGGCTGTCGTGAACTTCCGAACTTCGGATGAGTTCAAGATCGCCGATGAGGAATACCAGCTGGGAATCCTGAACAAGTTCGAAGAGAAGTGTGGCCGCGCTCTGGCTCGCGCACTGGATCTTGGTGCTTACTACCGCATCAACCCACGTACCGGCAATCAGGTAACTACGTGGACGAATTACCTGAACCAGACCACCAACCGTGTTGAGATTGGCGCGAACGCCGATATCGACGTGGAGACCGCAGCAGGTCTGGTCATCGGCGACGGCTACCGCCCAACTGGCATTGCCATGGATCCTGCCTACGCATGGACCCTTTCCACCGCCCGTTACGCAGACGGTCGCAAGAAGTACCCGGAGCTGGGCCTCGGCGTGGACGTGTCCGCGTTCGAAGGTCTTCAGGCTTCGATTTCCAGCACCGTTTCGGGCAAGCCGAACGATGGTGACGCTGCTGATAACGGTGTCCGCGGTATCGTGGGTAATTTCCAGCAGGGCATTCGCTGGGGTGTTCAGAAGAACTTCCCGTTCCGCATGCTCGAATTCGGCGACCCGGACAACACCGGCCGCGATCTGGCTGGCCACAACGAGGTGCTGTTCCGTGCCGAGGTTATCTACGCCTGGTACGTGTTCGCTGATCAGTTCTCGGTCATCGAGAACGGGGTGACTCCGTAATGCCTCGCCTTCGCAATAAGGTGACCGGCGCTGTTGTGAACGTCTCCGAAACCACTGCGGCTCGCATGAGTCGTGAGTGGTCGGATGCGGACGCTGCGCAGCGCAGTACGGAGCCTGACAACACTTGGAAGGTCGCTGAGCTCAAAGCCTATGCGGCCGAGAACGGCATCGACGTGAGCGAAGCCAAGAACAAGGGTGATCTGCTGGAAGCGATCAACGCCGCTGGGGAATCCAGCGATGGTGAAGGCTCTGGCGACCCTGACGGCAACGACGACTAGTTGAGGGGGCGGTTATGCCAACTAAAGTTACACCCGAAAAGATCGCGGTAGCACTGGGTAAGACCGCCCCCACGTCTGGCTCAGTTCAAGAAGCTCAGTGGCAGATGTGGATTGAAGATGCTGTGATGCTCATCGATTCCAAGGTCGCTGAGTTGGACGTTGAGTACCCGGATCAAATGAAAGTCGATTATGTGGTGCGCGAAGCTGTGGTCGCCCACGTCCGTCGCCCAGACGATGCCACTCAGGTGACGATCTCTGTTGATGATGGGTCATCATCTAAGACCTACAAATCCGGCAATGGGCTGGTAACTATCACTGATGCTTGGTGGGCGCTGCTCGGGCTTGTCGAGGTAAACAGTGGCGCTTATTCGGTGGACATGATTGGGCGCTCTGGTGGGCATCCGCCGTGGTGCTCGATCTACTTCGGTGGTTCTTGCTCGTGTGGCACGAACATTGCTGGCGGTCCGATCTATGAGCCGGGCTGGCGGTGGTAATTCATGAGTCTTGCTGATGATGTTCTTGGTGTATTGCCTGATCTTCAGGCGGCTGCGGAGTCTCTGATGATCGATGAGTGTGTTCTTGAGCGGCAGACTGGTGAGACGGTCACTGACCCGATCACGGGTGCTGTCACTGAGGAATGGGCGACGGTCTACGCGGGGAAGTTCAAGCTCACTGGGCGAGTCGCGCAAGCAGCCACCCCGGAGGCGGGCGGACACGCTTTCACTGTTGAACAGCTCATGGTTCACCTGCCCGTTTCTACTGCTTCGGCTACTGGCGACCGGGTAACCATCCTGGCGACTACGTTGGATCCACTGCTGGTGGGGTTGCAAGTTCGACTAACTGAGCTAGCACGCGGCGCGATTCGTACCGCGTACCGCTGGAACGTTGAACTGGTGACAGCATGAGCGGTGGTGACGATCTTATGAAGTTCGCTGCGGATCTCGGGAAGGTCGCCTCTCGGGCGGTGACTGACGTTGATCCGGTCCTGAAAAAAGGTGCCCAGAACATCAAGAATGATCTGGTATCTGAGGCTAGGGGTTCTAGGACTCTTGGTGCCAACCTCGCTGGTTCGATCAGTTATGACCCTATTGGAGGCTTAGGTTCGCTGGGTTACGAAATCGGTCCAGACAAATCGAGGCCTGGTGGCCCGCTGGGAAATATCTACTATTTCGGCACTAGCCGTGGTGGTGGCACTGGTGATCTTGAAGGGCCGCTGGTTCGTGAAGCGCCTGCTCTTGAGCGTGAGCTTGGGAAGCTGGTTGATGGGTGGGGTGATGCGCTTGAGTGAGCATGCTGAGTTCCTGGCTTTGCTTGCCACGTTGCCGAGTAGAGCGCCGATTCATAAGGGAACTGTGCCGGCTAATCCTAGTTTCCCGTATGTGTTGGTAACTCGCGTGGTTCCGTATGCGTCGGAGCGGTCGTTGAATCGTACTGTTCATGCGCGCACGTCACGCTGGTTGCTGACTATTGCGGGGTTGAATGACACGTCGGTTGGGATCATTGCTCAGCAGTGCTTGGACGTGTTGGAAGGCGCGAGGATCAACGGCCAGCGGCTCGAAGAAATCCCTAACCGGCTCGGCATTGAACCCGACCTAGACGTGACACTCACTGGTGGTGCTCACCCCATGTTTACCAAGCAAGAGTGGCACGTCATGTCCTAACCGTATAACCCATTTTTTCGTAAGACCTCATGTTCGCGTGGGGTCTTTTTTCATGCTCCAAACAGGAGGTAACCCGCATGTATGTGCGTGTGAAAGACAAGTCCACCGGGCATGAGCTTGACGTGCTGAGCACTGACAAGCGCATCGGTGAGGCTTTCACTTTGGTCAACAAGGCCAGTTACCCGGAGTCGCCTTTGCCGCGTGCTCCGAAGTTCAACCCATTGCCGTCTACCGCTAAGGGTGGCGCGGCCAAGTCTGAGAAGAAAGAGGGCTAACAATGGCCGAGATTCGTTCTACCCCTTATGACGGCAACGTAAAGGCCGTCCTTGTCCCTGCTATCGCTGACGTGAAGAACCCTACGGTTGCTGAGCTGACCGGCGCAGGTGTCATCGACATTTCCTGCTACCTGACCGGCGATGGCCTGGCCATTTCGGTGGATCAGCAGACCGTTTCGGATGAGCGTCTGTGCTCGACTTCGACGTTCGAGAAGCGTGGCCGCAAGACTCACTCGGTCGATGTGACCTACATCGACAACACGAACTCGGTGGCGAACGCTGACCAGAACGAAGCACGTGAAGCGCTCGAAGAGGGCTCGCACCATTACTTGGTGACTCGTCGCAACGTGGCGTATGAGACCGCGATTGCTGCGGCTCAGAAGGTGCGCGTGTACCCGGTGGAGGCTGGTTTCCCGGCTGAGGTTCCGGGCGAGGCGAACTCGGTGACTCGTTCGACTTCGAAGCTGTTCGTTGAGGCTGAGCCTGGCATCGACGTGGCTGTTACTGCCTGATCGGTTTTGTTCTTCCTGTCCCGTGCCATCTTGACAGGGTGTGGCGCGGGGCAGGTTCAAAAACCCTTGTTACCTGTCCCAATAGTTTTTAGGAGCCTGCGTTGGCTGAGAAGAAGAAGTTTGAGTTCAAGCGTCCGACTCGTTTGGTGCGTGTTTGCACTGACGGTGAGCTGGTGTCGGAGTACGAGGCTGTTCAGGCTGAGCTTGACGAAAAGCGTCGTGCGGCGATTGTTGACCGTCGTTTGAATCCTCCTGTCAAGGAGTTGGAGATCCGTTCTGCTGAGCTGTACAAGGCGCAGGAGGATTCCACCATTGTGTTCAAGCTCAGTGCCTTGCCTCGCAAGACTTGGGATGAGCTCAAGACGAAGAACCCTCCACGTGATGACAACGAATCTGACGAAAACCTCGGCTACAACGTGGACACCTGCCTGGATGCTGCGATGGGTACCGAGGGTACCATCCTTGAGGTCACGCAGGACGGTGAGCCAATCGAGTTCACTACTGAGGACTGGAAGGTGTTGTCGCCTGAGCTGACCGATGGTCAGTGGACCGAGTTCCAGCTGGCTCTTAGCGGGCTGAATGGTGGTCGGCCGAAGGTCCCTTTTTCGCAGAGCGGATACAAGCTGATGCAGGATTCCGCCGAGAAGTCGAAGTAGCTCGTTCTCTCGGGGTTTCGCATGGGGAGTTTTTGAGTTGGGATGAGGGCGAGCAGGATAAGATGCTCGCCCTCAAACTGTACGAGGACACCATGTTATGCCCGTTGTGTGGTGGTCCGATTAGTGAGTGTACGGATCCTGAGAATGAGATGGCGTTCAAGGTGGATCCGCCAACTCGTTGCCATAGGACTACCGCGAAATTGCGGTACATGGAGGGTGATGGGCAGTGGGATAAGCGTCCGCATAATCGAGCGTTGATGCTTATCACTCGCTTTTTGACGGGGCGTTAGTCGTTGTTTTTGGCGGGTGTTTCTCGGCCTAGCCCGATGCCGACGATGAACGTGATGAACCCTGCCAGCGCGACTACGACGCTGATGCTCATGAGGGTTTGCCCGTCGCCGTAACCTCCGGCTAATGCGAACGCTATTCCGAACACGAGCATGGCCAGCCCGGTCATGCGGGCATTGTGCCCTTTTCTTGAAACGAATTTACTCATGCCTCCGATCATAGTCGGGGGCTTCTTCATTTAAGGAGTCCCTCTTTTGGCGCGCACAGTAAAACTCGAGATTCAGGCTAACGTCCAAGGCGCTGTTGCCAATTTGAAGACCTTGGCGAAGGCTACTCAGGATACTGCGAAGCAGGTTGATTCGTGGGCGGCTAAGCATGAGGAAAGCCTGAACACTGTTGGTCAGGGGATGACCGCTTTCGGTGTCGTTGCTGCTGCCGGTGCTGGCATGGCTGTGAAGAAGTTTGCGGACTTCGATAAGCAAATGTCGTCGGTGCAGGCGGCAACGCATGAGACTGAGCAGAACATGGGTTTGCTTCGTCAGGCTGCTATTGATGCTGGTGCTGATACGGCTTTTTCGGCTGTTGAAGCGGCGCAGGGCATTGAGGAACTGGCTAAGGCTGGTGTGAGCGTTACCGATGTTTTGAGCGGTGGCTTGAACGGTGCGCTGTCGTTGGCGGCGGCTGGTGAGCTTGAGGTTGGTAAGGCCGCTGAGATCGCTAGTTCCGCGATGACTCAGTTCAAGCTTTCGGGCGATCAGATCCCGCACCTTGCTGACTTGTTGGCGGCTGGTGCTGGTAAAGCTCAGGGCGGGGTGGAAGACCTCGGCATGGCGCTGAACCAGTCAGGCCTTGTCGCGGCTTCTACTGGCTTGACCATTGAAGAAACCGTTGGCGGTTTGACAGCCTTTGCGTCTGCTGGCTTGCTGGGTTCGGATGCTGGTACGTCGTTCAAGACGATGTTGCAGCGCCTTACTCCGCAGTCGAAGGAAGCTCAGAAGCAGTTCGACGCCTTGGGTATCTCGGCGTATGACGCTAACGGTGAGTTCGTTGGGTTGGCTGACTTTGCTGGCCAGTTGCAGACGAAGATGGCCGGCCTGACCCCTGAAGCCAGGAATGCGGCAATGGGGATCATGTTCGGTTCCGATGCTGTGCGTGCTTCGACTGTGCTGTTTGAGCAGGGTGCGGAGGGTGTTCAGAAGTGGATTGATCAGGTCAATGATGCTGGTTATGCCGCTGATACTGCGGCGATCATGCAGAACAACCTTGCTGGCGATCTTGAGAAGCTGGGCGGCGCGTTCGATACCGTGTTCATCCAGTCCGGCGGTGCCGCTAACGATGCGTTGCGTGGGCTGGTGCAGACTGCTGAGAGCGTTGTGGACGCTATCGGGAAGATCCCTGCCCCGATCCTCGGTGCCGGGGCTGTCATTGGTGGCTTGGCTGGCACTGCCGCGCTCGTAGGTGGCGGGCTAATCACCGTCCTGCCGAAGATCCGCGACACCCGCGACGCGCTGAATGACCTGTTCCCAGCTGGCAGCAAGGCAGAAGCTGGACTAAGCAAGGCCAAGTCTGGCATGGCAAGCCTCGCCAAGGGCGCGACCATTGCGGCCGGCATCATGGCTGTTGGTGTGGGCATCGGCAAGCTCGCTGAAATGTCCTACACCGGCAACATCATCGAAGGTACTGGGCATCTGGCGAAGGCTTTGAAGGAAGTAGAAGCCAACGGTCCGGGTGCAGCTGATGCTTTGGATGCTGCTTTCAAGGGTGTTGACGGTCAGGGGATCGTCAAAGAGATTTCTGGCATGGATGATGCTATTCATCAGCTGTTCTCTGATAATCCGGGCGATAAGTTCGACAACTGGGGCCAGGATGTCGTGAACGCGATGACTGGCATCAAGGGTACGAAGCAGATTGCTGAGGATGCTTTCGGCGGGATTGATGCCGAGCTGGCGAACCTTGTGAATTCTGGGAACGCTGACGGTGCTGCCACGGCGATGAACGCGATTCAGGAAAAGATGAAGGCTGCGGGCGTTTCCGCTGAGGAATCGGCGTACCTGTTCCCACAGTACGCCGATGCTTTGAATCGTGTTGATGCTGAGTCGCAGAACGCTGCTGGTGGTTCTGATGTGCTGGCTGGTGCTCTTGGCGGCGTTGGTGCTGAGGCTGAAGAAGTTGCGGCTTCGTTGGATGACATTCTGGCGTCGCTGTTTGAGCTTGGCCGTGAGACGCGGACAACTATTGAGGCTGAGGACGCGCTCACCAATTCGCTGTCGGCTTTGAATACGTCGGTTGGTGAGAACGGTAAGAAGTTCGAGGGTAACTCGAAGGCCGCGATGGCTAACCGTGAAGCGCTGATCGGTGTTGCAGCGGACATGGAATCACTGATTGATGCGCAGGCTCGTGGCGGTGCTTCTGCTGGTGAGATTCAGTCCACGATGAAGTCTACATACGACGCGATGATGGAAGCGACTGGCGGTTCTGAGGAACTGGTCCGGTCGCTGTTGTCTATCCCGCCGAATGTGAACGTGAAGACGTGGATGGAGGAAACCGCCCGGGAGATTGCAGAGGGCACTGCTGATGCGATTGAGGCGATTCCTGGTTATAAGAAGGTCGGTATTGCTGTCTCTGAGGATGGTACTGCTGGTCAGGTGCAGTCTCGTATCAATGAGGTCACGGGTAAGACTGAGTACATTTTCGTTACTGAGAATGGCACGACTGCGCAGGTTCAAGCAGGCATTGCCGACATCGACGGAAAGAACGTGCCGGTTTGGGTTGGCGATGACGGCACCGTGTACGGCACGCAGGGCAAGATCAACGGCATCAAGGGTAAAGATGTCACGATCTTTGCTGATGCCCAGACCCGTGATGCGATTTCGAAGCTGGATGCTGCGGCCCGGGATCGTTATGCCACGATTCACACTCGTGTGGTGACGACGAAGGAAACTTACGAGTCCACTGGCCCTGGTGGTCGTGGTGGTATCACTCGCGCTCGTGGTGGTTCGGTGTTTGGGCCGGGTACTGAAACAAGTGATTCGATTCCGGCGTGGTTGTCTACGAATGAGCATGTGCTTAGTGCGCGTGAGGTTCGTGGTCTTGGTGGGCACGGTTCGGTTGAGCGGTTGCGTGCTTTGGCGCGTAACGGTCAAGCTCCGGCCTTTGCTACTGGTGGTGCTGTTGGGCGTGCTGAGAAGCGTGTCAAGGACTTGCAGAAGACCTATAGCAGCATCGGTTCAGGCAAAGCCAACAAGGCGCGTAAGGCGGCAGCTAAGGATCAGCTGGACGCGGCGAAGGAAGAACTGAAGGCTGCGAAGGCTGCTAAGAAGTCTTCTGATCAGGCGGCTAAGGATGCGAAGGAGAAGGCTTCGCGTCTGGCGGAGTCTCGCCGTGATCTACGCACTGATCTACGCCGTGGAAACATCGTTGACTCGTTCACGTCGGGCTCTGGGTTGTCGCAGGTGGACAAACTGTTGGAAGTGTCGCGTAACGGTGACTATTCCAAGGGCAAGCGGAAGGCTGCGGCACGGGATGCGGCTGGCTTGGAGAAGGCGCTCGCGTCACTCACGAAGCGGTCTGAAGGGCTTGAGAAAGCACTTGAGGCGGCGAAGGACAAGGCCGACGAGCTACGTGCTGTGCGTGATGCCGTGGCCGGTGATCTGCGGGGAGAGTTCTCCCTTTCCGGGATGCTTTCGGATACGCGCCGGGATTTGGGGTCTAACCCGTTCACTGCCAAGTCCATTGCATCCCGTGCCAGCCAGGTGGCCAAGCGTATTGAGGTTTTCGCTGGTCGGCTGAACCGTCTCCGCAAGCTCGGGTACGGCGAAACGATCATCCAGGAGATCGCGGCACTCGGCACTGAGGACGGCATCCTCGCCGCTGGTGCATTGATGAACGCTTCCAAACAGGAGCGCAACAACATCATAGGCGCGTACGACCGGCTAGACCGGGCTTCGGGCAAGGCTGGCCAGTACGTCACGGAGTCCATGTACAAGGGTGGGCTAGATGCTGCTGATGGGCTTGTGTCCGGGTTGGAGTCCAAGCAGAAGAAGGTCGAATCGGCGTTCTACAAGCTCGGCAAGAGCGCGGAGAAGTCTTTTCGCAAGTCCTTGGACATGCACTCGCCTTCCAGGACGATGGCTATCGGTGGCGTCGACTCCATCGACGGAGTTATCGTCGGTGCCGAGAGCAAGCGGCAGAGCCTGATCGACACATATGCGTCGATGGGACATGACGTAGCCTCGGCGTACCAGCCGAACCTCGCTTTGGCGGTTCCACCGTCCTATGAGGTCGCACGCTACGCGGCGGCACAGGCAGCTCCGGCGGCGGTCTCGGCGGATGCTATCGCCGCGGCGGTGCAGGCTGGCATGTCCAGTTGGCAGCCGATGGTGCAGATTGATGGGCGCAAGTTCTACGGAACCATGCAGCAAGTTACCCAGCAGTACGGCGCACGCCGATAAATCAGGAGGGCAACCCAAGCACATGGGTTGCCCTCCAAGTTTAGGAGTCACATGATTTACCTCGGCACACTGGGCCGCATGATCGGCATCAAATGCCCGGCGCAACAGCAAGTCCAATCGGAAGAGCGGTATACGTTCCAGGCGACATTGGAAGGGCATAGAAAGGCGCAAGTCCGTCCACGCAACCCGCGTACGTGGTCCCTACAAACTTCCGATGCCACAACACCACAGCAAGCACTCGCGTTAACGCAGTTTGCTTCTGGCGCATGGGGGCCTGGCCCGTTTGTGTTTGTGTCTGCGGACGCTCCTGTGACGAACATGCTTACCCCTGCTGCGGCGTCATGTTCGCCTGAGATGGCGGAGGGTTATTCGCATCTGTCTGGTGGTGGGCCGGTTCAGTTGGGTGGTGTTTGGGCTGCTCGGTCGTTACTTAGTAGTAGTCCTGGTGCGTTACTGATCATCAATGAGAAAGTACCTGTTCTTCCGGGCGTCCCGGTGACTATCTCTGCTTGGGTTCGTGGCGATGGCGGTTACGTTCGCGTCAGTTTTTATGACACATCTGACACCGTGGTTGGTTCCGCATCGTCGTCGGTCAAGTCAACGGCCGGTACCGCGCAACGGTCTTGGGTTTCCGCTAATCCGCCAGTGGGCGCGGCGTATGCCCGGATCGTAGGCGTGGGAGTGACAATGCTTGCCTTGCCTGAACTGACATGGACTAACGAACTTCTACCTGAAGCCGAGGGGCAGGGGTGCGCGCAGGCAGTAGTTCACTCTGCTTCGAGGGATTTGGTGCTGGCTGCGCCGAGGGCTGTTTTTTCAAACATTTCTTTCACCGTGACGGAGGTGGGCTAGTTGCAGGCCGGTTCGTTTGTGTCTTCTTCGATTGCCGGATGGAAATCAACTGTTCTTGTGAACGGTGTGGCCCGTGCGGTCGAGTCTTGGTCTGTTGACAGGGAATTGTCCGGCGATCTACCTGCGCAAGTCGTGGCCGGGTCGGGAATCGTTCAAGCTACAGGGAGTATCACCTGGGCGGCTCAGGAGGATGTTTCTTCGAAGGTGCAGAATCCGTGGAATACGTCCTCGGGATGGTTGCCCAACAAGGGTGACAAGGTAGAAATTTTTGCCGGAACTCAAAGCACGATGTGGAAGCAGTTCACTGGAATTATCGACTCTACGACTGGCTCCGTTGGCGGAACTGTTCAGTCGAAGATTGTGGACGAAATCGATAAGCTTTCCGTGAAGTTGACCAGCGGAGCTCTCCTGGCTGTGATGCCTCCTACTTCACCTGGTGGCGCTTATCGTTCCTGCGGTCTTTCGAGTTCTTACTATGTTGACCAAGCTTTTCGTGCCGCAGGTTTTTTCAGTACTCCAAAGCAAGAAGCAGGCAACATCTTTCATGCACCGATGCAGACATCCTTGTGGCCTGACCGAGGCGACCTGCTCTCAGCAACACGCTACAACGGGGATGCGATATACCCTAAAAATAGGCCAGCGCCTTGGGGATGGACTCTTTCGGATTTCGATGCGAAGTATAAACCTTCGCTGCCTTTGGAGCCGTCGGACAATTTGCAGTTGACTGTTTGTAGTGCTTCTTCTCATGCTGGGGCATTCACTTTTACTGTCGATTACGGGTCGTCTTCGAAAACTGTTGCGCTGTCGGTTACGTCTGCTCGGGTTGCTATTGCGTATGTCAACGGGGTGGAGTCTTGCAGAGTTAGTCTCGGTAGTGCGACTATTGTTTCCGCGCTTTTTAAGGGGGCAACAGTTCAGGTTCGCACTAATGCTGGTGGTGCCGCTTCTGGCGCTGGCGCTCGTTCGGGGACTGCAATTTCTCAGATTCGGTTACTAGGAAATGACAATGCGAGAATTGCCGGCGCTCAGGTCAGCTCTCCGGCTACGACGGATCAAGAGTTTCAATCGTTGCTCCATACGCCGACTGCTGTAATGGACATGAGCAACCCTTCCCTCAATGGGATTATGGATGCTGGGCCTGCGATACGTGGCGAGGACGCTTCAAGTCTGTTGCGGAGAATCAGCGAGGCCACCCTGACAGCGATGTGGATTGATGAACTTGGGGTAATGCGGTGGGTGCCATCGCCGGCCTTAAACGAGCGAGGATCCGTCAAGACAGTGACTACTCGCGACGACATAGTGGCTCTCGACTGGGAGGACTCCTACCTTGGTGCAGCATCACGAGTGTCGGTCGTTGCGAAAGTAGCGTCAATATCGAGAAGCAAGCATGCTTCAATCACTTTGTGGTCCGGTTCAGGTGACTCATTGGAATCCGGTGAGGCCCGTGAAGAAGTTATGGAACCAGGCGCCGATGAAGACTGGGTTATCCCGGCCTCGAACTTGCAGGTTGTCGGGACTGCGAACTGGGGTGCTTTCAACCTTCGCAGAGGTACTTTCGCCGGCGTCTACTACTCTTCAGATGGCCAGACGACCAGTGAGGCTGGGTTGTCCACGGAGATAACGATGGAGCGGCTATCTGTCGATCAGTTCCGCATCAAGCATCAGGCGGGATATATGCCTGCGGGTGTAGTTGCTAACCTTTCCACCTCCCCGTCAGCTGTGGCACTCTGGGATAACAACCGTAACCAGCCGCTGCCACGCTTGGGCGGGTACGGGAGGGTGATGTGGTCAGAAACAAACATCACGCCTATCACGGTTTCGGGCAAGGGACCGGAGTTCACTCACGACGCGGATGTGTGGAACAACCAGCGGAGCAGCACTGAAATCGTGGAACGGTTCGCAACGTTCCTCGCAGATCAGCTAAGGATGCCGAAACCTGTGATCACTGGGATGGAGATCATTCCAGACCCACGACTCCAACTTGGTGACGTGATCACTATCAACTCGCCTAGTCTTTTAGGCGTGCGGATCCGAGCGCTAATCGTAGGGATGTCTACTAGCTTTACGGATTCTGGGTTGACGCAAGACTTGTCAGTCCGCGTTCTTTCTGCGGTAACTCTGCACACCACGTACGAGGAATACGACAAGTCGTTGGGTGCTCAAGCCATGACTTATTCGCAGTGGCAGGCCATTGCTCCGTCCACTGAAAAATATAGCGACTGGAATGCAAGCTAGAACTAACTGAGCCCAGGAGGCTATCAATGACAGGCATGACGCCTAACTATCAAATCCGCTACCCCGAGCCCACGGACCTGCTCAAGGACCCAAATGTGTCAAGCAAGTTAGCCAATGACATGAGGGACGGTTTCCTTGATGTGGATAACGCGCTGGCGTCGGAGCTTGAACCGCTCAACGAACAAATGAAGTCGTCGTTACGGTTCGTAAGGAATCTTAATGCCGGAGAGAACCTCAACGAGATTCTTGAACCTGGCATTTATGGAATCCCTTCTACCACTGTTTCGAGTGGTCTTCTGAACAACCCGCTTGCCTGGGGGGTAGCTGCCAGGGGCAATGTTGTTGTAACAGGCCCCACCTCCGGCAACAGGCAACAGTTTGTTTACGGTTCTGCTGGTCAGTATCTTTATCGGAACACTTTGAGTGGGGGAGGATTCTCTGACTGGTATCCACTAGATGGTATTGGAAGCCCAGTGCCAGAGAATATCGTCATGCAGGAGTTTAGGGTTCCCGGGACCCACTATGTAGGATCTTCAGCCTGGGCTTCGACCATTTCAGGGCGACCCCCGATCAACCCTGCTCCTGCTGTTGTCTTGCAATTTGGGCATAATGGTGGTCCGTCTACGCAACGCATCTGGATGGACCAGACCGGGCAGGGAATATGGGTACAGCGTCTGTATTCTGGGTGGCAGCCATGGGAACCTTTGGCCGACGGTTCAGGTTCAGGGTTCGATGTCACGAAGGGTCACTACGGATCGCCTAATCAACTGCGACTCGAAGCTTTCAAGGAGAAATACCCGCTTGTGAGCACTGGTGGGAAAGGTGCTGTGGTGGTCCGGTGGGATCATGGTTTGACAAACTTTAAGTCAGATCTGCTGCCACTTCATGAGCAGTTCAATATGCCTGGCATAATCGCGATGAATTCAAGAAACTGGGGCCACTCGGAGAACGCTGGAATGTCTAAAAGCGAAGCTGCGGCTCTTGCCTCGGGAACTCTGATTGAATGGGGAAACCACGGAGCAGACGGGGCGCCGGAAGGCCAGCCGCATAAGGACGATCCAACAAAGGACGGTCTGTGGGATCAAATTGTTGTCGGTAGGAAAGAATTGGAAGCCGATCTCGGTATAGGTATTCACGCTTACTTACGGCCGGGAACCGATGGAACTCAGGGTGGTCTGGGAAACATAAGCACGATTGATCAGCTCACAGAAACATATGCAGGCGCGCTTGTTCTCGGCCATCATGCGGTTACTAGCGGATACTTCCCTAACAGTGCCAGCCGTGTCCTTGACGGAAAAATCAAGCAGGGTCAGGCGCATTGGAACATGGAGCAGCAAACTGTGGCTAGCGTTAAGACTCAGATCGACAATGCCATTGCTGCGAAGCGTTGTTTGTGCATTATGGGCCATCCGAGGAACTTGAATAAGCCGGGCTATTACACGACGGCCGACGTGCAGGAAATTTTCGCGTACATCAACACGAAAATCCAGGAAGGCTTGTTATTTAGGATAAGCCCTCTCCAATCCTTGAATTCCACGCTATAAGCGCAGCGAGACGCAGGACGCAGTGCTTTAGGGGTGCCACTATTCAGGGGTTGCAGTAGTGTTCCTCGCCGAGGGTTCCTAAGAAGGACGATTCGCATCTGGGACATGTTGATACTCCGTAGCCAAGTTGGTATTCAACCTCGTCCAATAAGTTCTGCCCGTGAGGGCAAGAGTGTCCAAAGTTCGGTTGATGGTGGACGGCGGGAATCGTTTTTTCACAACTATCGCAGTAGATCAATTTGATGCGATTTGAATCAATTTTCTGTCCGTACACGTCAACAACCAAGGCGGCCTCGCATAATCGTGCATCAGAACCTGGAATGTCTGATGGGATGGTAGTGGTTTCCCATCATTCTATCCGAGTAATCCCCGATTGTTCTCTCGGAGTTTTGCGCATCAAATCTCTACCACTGCGGAGGTACTGAATGGATCAGATCCCTTGGGCGGCGATAGGTGCGCCCTTACCCAGTTACCGTGCCGACCCGGAAGGAACGCATGCCTGCTATCCCTGAAATCCTCGGTGGCCCGAATGGCCGGCTCGGCTGGACGATCTTCAGAGAACAACAGAAACACAACAAGGACTAGCCACCGCTGGTCTATATTTTTTGCCCGAAGGAGGCTATCGTATGAGCGCTTTGCCAGCTGAGTTGAGCACCGGGATGGTGCATGGCCGGTTCATTGTCGCGCTGGTTGACGGTGATGACGCTGATCAGGAACCGGAGGTGATCCCAGCGACTGGTCGTGTGTCGTTCAAAGCGTCGGTTGGGTATGTTCCCGTGCCGGTGACTGCTGAGGGGCCTGTGACGGTGATGAAGGGCCCCATCGTCGGTGTGCTGGATAATGAAGGGTATTTGTCGACCCCGCACCCTACGACTGGTGAACCAATGTACCGGGGCGTGAAACTCTTGGCGACGGATGACCCGGACATGGCCGTCAAGGATTGGACGTGGACGGCGGATTATCGTTTCGATTCGGTGAACGCGACCACCATGCAGATCCCCGCGCACAGCTTCGCCCTGCCGTCAGGTTCCACCTTAGATCTAACCACCATGGTTAAGGTCCCATCGTCGCCAGGGTACGGTCTGCCACAAGCTGAAGCGGCAGCGCTACGTGCTGAGACTGCGTCCGCGGAGTCGATTACTGGTGCTCAGGTGGTGGACGATGATCTGGTGCTTTTACGCCGCAATGGCGAGCAGATCAACGCCGGCCCGGTTAAGGGGCCTCCAGGTGCTGATTCAGTGGTGCCGGGTCCGCGGGGCGAACAGGGTCCTGCAGGAATTTCGAATGCTAACCAGTTCTATAAGGTTTCCGAGACGGCCGGCCGCACCGTATCCGTCTGGGACTACCTCAAAAACCGTGATCAACTGATCTACGGTGATACCGGGATACGTGACATAACCGCCCTTGCTCCAAACGTGACGGCGGGGAAGCTCTACCTTTATCGCGACGGGCAGACCGTGACGATGATCTTCGATGCTGTCCAGATGGCCGGTGCTAGTGGCGGTAGTTACGACATGATCGCCGCCGGGGGAATCCCAACTGGATTTCGGCCTACTCGAACATTTTGGTTCAACGGCATTGATGGCCCACCTGGGCTGCGCCGAGTTGGCGTTGCCGCGTCAGGATGGGTTCCTGTGTATCTTTCTCCGGCCCCAGGTGACGTGTATCGAGGAACGATTTCCTGGCGAACTATCCAACCTTGGCCGACGACGTTACCGGGGGTAGCAGCATGATGCACGAACTAGACGAACTGGGCGAACCGATCCACGTGGATATTGACCCGTTCATCCCCACCGGCACCTGCGCGATCTGTGCAGGAGTCGAACAAGAGGACCTACCGCCCGAGGAACGCAACCCACAGGAGGAATAGTGGACCAGATCCCTTGGGCGGCGATAGGTGCGCCCGCTGATTGGAGGTGGGCGTGATGCCTACGCATGTTTTCAAACCGACCCGGAACCCGCCCCGATGGTGGGACAGGCTTTTGGTTCACCCCTTGGATATGACGGTGGCTGTGGTCGCTGTCCTGTTCGGTGTGCTGGTGGTGTTGTCGTTGTTCGTGCCGGAGTTCATTCCGTCGAAGAGCATGGACAAGATGCCGTGGCCGATCGTGATTCTCGTGTCGGGGTTCCTCGGCACCGGGGGAATGATGTCGCTGATTGGGTTGAACTGGTGGGGTGACAATGTTTCCACGGGCTGGGCTGTTGAACAGTTCGGCTGGTGGTTCACCGCCGGAGGATTCGCCACCTACGCGCTCAGCGTCTCGTGGCACTATCCGGGCTCCTTGTTCTCATGGGGTGTTCCACTCGCGCTCGGCATCGGTTCCCTGATTAGGGCGATATCGATCATCATGATCGAACGTTCCGTGCGCGCCACTCTAAAGGAAGTGGAGGAACACAACCATGGGTGAAGCCTCAATCGTTGCAATCATCATTGCTGTGCTGGGGGTAGCGGGCGGCGGCGGCTATTGGGGTTACAAGCAGTTCAAACGTGAAGCGCCCGTGAAGAAACGGGACGCTGATATTGCTGTGGCTGAGAAGTCGCAACAGATGGCGCTCGCGGTCGCGGAAGAATCACGCAAGGACATTAAGCGGTTGCGTGAAGACGTCACCTACGAACGGGAAGAACGGCAGAAACTCTCCGGACGTGTCGACTCGTTGGAAACACAGGTTCGGGAGCAGAACCGGACCATCCAAGCGCTCCGTGAAGGGCTTCGGATATTCCATGCTGCATGGGATGACCTGACGCATCGTTGGGCGCATTACCGGCAGTCTGAGCACCCGCCAGCACGCCCGAACATCACCATCGACTGACCGCCGTAAGCGGTCATTAGTTTTGCCCCGTCACAGTCGTGTGGCGGGGCTTCGTCATACCTAGGAGCTAAGCATGGGAAAGATGGTTTCCCCTTTTGAAGGGCGCTTCACCCAGAATCACGGAGACAAGGGCGGATACCCGGGACACAAGGGCGTGGACATCGCACCGCCGAAGCCGGGACAGGTCGGCATGCCAGTTTACGCCGCATTCGACGGCACCATCCGCGTGCTGCACCGTACCGCCAAGCCGGGCAACAAGAACAGCACGTGGGCCAAGGGTCGCACCGGCAACGGCATGCTGGTATCCAACCCGGACGGCGAAGGCAACGGCTACAACCACATGCGCCCGCTGGACCACTTCAAGGTGGGGGACAAGGTCGTCGCGGGGCAGCTGCTCGGCTACAACGACCGCAGTGGTAACCAGACCGGCCCGCACCTGCACTTCGAACTGTGGGCGGACTGGCGCAACTCGAATTCGGACTACGCGCCGGAGAAAGCCTTCGCCAAGTTTGGTATTGACGAAGGCTCAGCACCGGAACGTACCAGTGTTGCCCCGGTGAAGCCTGCCGGCGGCGGGTCAAGGCCAGCAGCCAAGCCGTCCATACCGGCTGACGTGGTGAAGAAGCTCAAGGCCATGGGCTACAAGAACCCAGACGCAGGCGACGTCGAGAAGTACCAGGCATGGCACGGACTCATCCCAGACGGCAACTGGGGCGACCGAACCGAAGCCAAGTACCAGGAAGTCGTCCGCGCACAGAACGCCACCAAGAAGATGCTCGGCGTCCCGGACAACTGGGCCTCCGACGGCTACTGGGGCACCACCTCGAAGAAGTGGGCAGGCTACACCTCCGGCCGCAACGGCTGGAACAACCCGCACGGGTACCTCACCAAGAAGTACATCGGTAATCTCAAGAAAGCGCAGGCATGGTAATCATGACTGAAACAGCTATGGCCCTCTGGGCCTCCATCGTCCGAACCATCGTCCCGCTGATCGTTGGTGGAGTGCTGTCGTTCGCGGTGGTACTCAACGTCCCGCTGGATCCAGAGTTCGAGAAGCTGCTCACCGCGTTGCTCACTGCTCTGCTGACCGCCCTGTACTACGTGCTGGTGCGTCTGTTCGAGACGTACATCAGCCCGAAGCTCGGCTGGCTGCTCGGCTACGCCAAGTCGCCGGACTCGTACTCGGAAGACACCCCCGGCAAACACGTAGCCGAAAATAAGTGATAGTAAGGGAAATCCTTACTATCACTTAAAAATCAGACCCCCGGATCTCGCAATGAGATTCGGGGGTCTACACGTGTTTAAGAGGCTAGCCGAGGCACTTCTTCGCGTCCTCAGAAACTTTATCTGCCGACGACACCTGCCACGGCGAACCCTTAGCATCAGGCCAGTTCGTGAACTCCTTAGCAATACCATCAGCCGCACCGATCACCGAGCCTCCTGGCTCCAAGCTTCCAGAAGCCCACAGCCCGGTCAGATCCTCGTGCCCCTCGTTGAAGCTCATGGCGATCACGTAGAGTTCACCGTCTTTGGCTGCTGCACCCTTGATCGGCTTGATCGGGTTGCCTGATGTGCCGTCCGCGATGGTTTGAAGCATTGCGTCATCGACGGTTAGGCAGTCGGCGGATGCTGCTGGTTCGGATGAGCAGCCAGTCAATGCGACAGCGGAGAAGGCGAGTGCGGACAAGGTGGCAACAATTTTCTTCACAAGGTACTCCTGAAGGTGTGTGTGATTACTTCCGAGTGTAGATGATTGGTGCGACAACTACCCTGTTAGCCGACTAGAATTCGGCTTATGGATCAATACGGTAACCCTGGCCCTTACCAAGACCCGAAGATACGGCAATGGTGGGACGAACTAGAAGTAGAACAGCAAGACAACGACGAATAACAGAACCCCGCAGAACAGTTTCTGCGGGGTTCTTTTCTCGTTAAGTGGCTAGTCCACCAGATCAGCTGCACGAACGTCTGATTCGGTCGTTACCTGCGCATAGATACGCAACGTGGTCTGCGGGTCCTGATGCCCCAACCGTGTCTGCACGTCCTTTACCGGGACGCCCTTTTGGAGTAGGTGCGTTGTATGGGCTTTGCGAATCTCGTGGATCCACGGCTTTTCGTCCAAGTCTCCATCCTCCACCAGCTTGTTGATGGCCGGCTGCCAGATCTTCTTGTGGAAGTAGCTGTTGCGCAGGAACTCGCCGTTCGGGCGGGTGAAGATCAACTCCCCCGGACGCATGTCTTTCATGTGTGCGATCAGGTCGGCGGATAGCTTCAGCCCGAGGTTGACTTGCCGCTCCCCCTTCTTAGTCTTTGGTAGACCGATTTCTTCGCCGTTGCCGGTGTTTTTCCAAGCGCGAGTGACTAGCACGGTGCACCTATCCCCCGTTACGCGAATGTCTCGTTTGCGCAGGGCCGTGGCCTCGTTGTACCGCAGCCCAGTCTTGCCGAGGAAGCGGATGAACAGTTGGTAGCGTTCCGGCATGGCTTCTTCGATGATGACAAGATCATCCTCGGACAGGTATACGGGTTCACGGGACTTGTGTAGGTCTGGGTCACCGATGCCCTTGGCTGGGTTGCGTTCCATGATGCCGTTCTCCACCGCGGTATTGAAAGCCGTGGACAGTAGAGCGTGGACGTTCTTCTTCGTCCGCTGGCTCAGCTCACTCCCCTGCTCAATATTCGCCCCCTTGGTTGCACGTAGGCCGGCCATCCAGTCGATCACGTCTTTCTTGGTGACGTTCTGTGCTGGCATGTGCCCGATAGCTGAACCGTGGATGTGTGCTTTCACCAAGTTCTTGTATCGCTGGATTGTTCCTGGCTGCGGCTTGGTGAGAAGGCTGATGTGCTGGTCAACGATTTCGGAGACAGTTGGCAGCTTGTTGTCCATGCGTGTTTTGACTTCGCTGGCTGCGGCGTAGCTGTTGCCGTTCGCGTCCAAGAAGTCTTTGAGCGTGATCGCCTTGTCTTTGTCTGCGAAGCGGCGGGACTTGATTTTCTTTGTTCCCGGCTCGCGCCACACTACTTTGTAAGACTCACGGCCATCTTTAGCCTTGTGTGTCTGAATCGTTGCCAA